CGTTCGGATATCGGATTGACGGGCGGGCGAGACTATTGTTGCGAGAGGCTATCGTTCGGGTCCCATTCCGAGTGCGGATCATTCCGGGGAGGGCGCAGAGCCCCGGAATTTATCAGTACTCCACTACGGCTTACCCCGGTCGGTCGGTCGGGCTATACCGGAAGTCACTTCTATTTAGTCGGCAGCCGGATCATTATCAGCTTTCTAATGAATTATTATTCGGCAGCCGGATCATTATCACCTTTCTAATGATTTGGCCCCGGCAAAGTGGGTTTTCAGGAGGCAGTACACGGGCAGTACACGGGGCAGTACACGGGGCAGTACACGCTAAAAACGGCTGAAATCCGCCGTATTTGACCACTGTGTACTGCGTGTACTGCTTATTAGTACTAAAAGAAGTGTAGTAGAACAGGAGTAGGGGGTATGACGCATACGACGGCACGCACGGCCTGTATTTGGGCTATGTGCGAAAAGGCAGTACACGCAGTCCACGCAGTTCTTTATGGCGGATTTCCGCCAGTTTTGTGTGTACTGCCCCCGTGTACTGCCCCGTGTACTGCCCTGAAACCTAAAGATCGATCCCATTTCGCCGGTATGTCCTTTGGATGCCCCATCTGCCGCACCGAGCCTTCACCCCCGCTCGCCATTCGGGTTCCAGGTTCCGCATGATCTCTCCGACGTTTTGGGCGGCACGCCGATCGTACTTCGAGAAGTCGCCGCCGAGCGCCCGGACAAAAATATCGACCGCGCACGTGTACGTCCGCCTGACGGTATCTTCATCGGTGATCGCCGCGTCCGTCGCGTCCTCGCCCGACCAACCGGGCTTCGATTGCGAAAACGGAACGAGTGCATCCAGGTAGTCGGCCACGATCCCCGCTTTCGCGGCGGAGTCGTCGGGCAGGAGATGTTCGGCCTGTCGGCGCTGGTGTTCGTCATCGGCCTCCCCGGTCAGGTAGAGCGGCAAGAACCCACTGTTGCTCTCGCGCCGCATCCGCCGGTACTCTTGAACGGCCTCCGCGAACAGTTGGTCGCGGTTCGCTGCGGCCCACTCCAGGTCGATGCGGCCTTCGCAGGGGATCGGCCAGATACGCCGGTGCGTCGTGCGCAGGAATGCCCAATCGTTTGTCGTGCCGACGATGACGAAGTCCCGCCGTATCGTTTCCGGGTTGCGCCGGTAGGACAGCCGAACCGTGTCGGCGGTCCCGCTCAACATGGCCTTGATCCCTTCCTCGTCACTCGCACGCCGGAAGTGCGTCATCTCGCCATGCTCAATAAACCAGAACCCGAGCGACGCCTCCACGAACTTCTTTTTATCATCGAAATGACCTTCTGACTCGGTCGTCCAGGCCGACGAACCGATGGTCATCACAAGTGTTGACTTTCGGATACCCTGCGGCCCGATCAGAACCGGCATGAAGTCGAACTTGGTCCCCGGCTCGTAAACTCGCGCGACCGCCGCCACCAGGAAGTGGTGCGAGGTCATGCGGTAGTAGGGCGTGTCGGGCGTGTGACAGGCTCGCGTCCATAGATGCTCTATACGGCTTTTACCGTCCCATACCAGGGTGTCCAGATAGTCGCGCACCGGATGGAAGGAGGCTTCGCGACAGACCACGGTCAATGCGTCTTTCAGGTCGCGCTCAGACACGCGCAGGCCCCACCCGGTGTTGTTCTTGCCGCGCGGCGCTTCCAACAGCGACCGGATCGACGCAATATGGGCGTCGTCAATGGTCGTGAACGTCTCTCCTGCGGGTATCTTGTGATCGAACCGTAGTGCGATTGAGCGAAACCGCTTCACGAGGCAGTCAACGTGCCGATGTTCGTTGTAACCGAAGCGGCCTTTGAGCAACCGGCCATTGCGCAGTATCAGGATCAGGTTCGTCAACGTATTCTTGACGGTGCCCTTCTCATTTATGTCGAGTTTTGCTTCCCACTCGGGATCATCGACGACTTTCGGCGTTTCGATCGCGGAAGTGACTTCTGTTTTTGCGGCGTCGGTGTCGCCCGCCTCGAAAGAGTCGTCAATCTCGTCGGGCGACAGGCCGTAGTAGCCGTCGCGCAACTCTTGCACGTAATCCGGGTACTCCAGAAGCATCGTCTCCATGGCCTTGAACGACCGCAACTGGCGCGGGTCTTTCTCGTCCTCATCACGCACGCCGTCCAGGTGGCCGAACTTGTGTATCCGCACCATGTCGAACGCGTTGACGTTCATCTGCGACAGCGGGTCGCTGCCGTGGTAGGACTCGACGTGACCGCTGTCAAACACGACCAGCCCGTTTGCGGACGTTCCCTGCGTGTACGAGTAGCGCGATGGCTCGCCGCTGGCCGAATACTCCGACGGCTCGTAGACGTCAGACAGAAACTCATCGATGGCCTCGTGCACCGACCACGTCCGACAGAACGCGCCAACCGGCCCACGCTTGTCCAACGGGTTCTGGTGCATCTTGCCCGAGCGCATGTGCAGCCGGGCGTCGTCGCGCGCCGATACCGGCAACATGCCGATGTCGCGCCACACGTCAGGACCGCCGCCCCAATCCTCCAGCATCGCGTACACGTCCAGCAACGGCCCGCGGTGGCGGATCAATATCGGCTTTACGCCTGAACAGTGCGCGGGCCAGTACATGATTTGCGCTGGCACGAATGACACCGGATCGACCACGACCATATTGCAATCCAGGTTCCACGCGGCCACGCGGGCGACGGCCTGAAAGTCCTCTTTCGGAAGTAACTTCGCGAGGGGCACTATGAGCCGCAGCTTAACGGCTCCGTCACCATGCGTGCGCGTGGAGTGAACGAGATACTCACACGGCCCGAGCCCTGTCTTACCCTCGCGCAGATCGCGTAACAGTTCCGTATTGCCCTGGTCGATGTCGAACGTGAGTATCTGCCTCTCGCGCATGGTTGCTTGCGCGCGAGCGTGCCCCTTCATCTGTCCGCCGATGAAATACCCGTTGCGCTGTTTGCGCGTGTTTTGCCAATCCTTCGGCTTTTCCTTGAACTGCGCCAGCGTCATCGGGTCTTCGTACGACCGCGACAGTTTCTTGACCAACTCCCCCCAGCTCTGAGTGACGTTATCGACCGCCGCCATCGACGATCCCTGGCTAACACTGAAACGCAGTTTCAGTTCGTCGTTATCGTTGTGAGTTTTTTGCATCCAACCCTCGGTTGATTTTGTAACGCCGTTTCATCGACTCTTTTGTCCGTCCGTTCGATCAAGTGTTTGACTCGGCTAATTTCAACCGATTTGACACAACCGAAAGTCGATGGTAGCATAATAATTGTTCGAAGGCCAACGACTTTCGAACTTTCGCCAGAAACCAACAAGGAACTTATAGCATGATCGAAGAAGTAGCCGAGCGGTTGATCGCGGCCCTCAACGCCAACACGATCGCTCATGGGGGAACGGCTCCAGGCGGCAAAGCCGCACCCGGCAAGGTGACGCCGGGCAAGGCCGTAACGGCGCCGAAGGAAGATAAGATCACGTTCGAGATGGTGAAGGCCGCACTCGTCGGCGTGAAGGACGAGAAGGGCAAGCCCGCCGCCGTGAAGATCATCAAGGAAGCTGGTAACAGTGCCGAGATGAACGGGATCAAGCCGGCCCGCTACAGTGCCGTCATCGCGGCCTGTGAGGAAATCATGGGCGAGGCGGCGGAAGACCCGGAGGATGACGACAGCCTTTGCTAGTCGTTACGCCCCGGAGGCGTAGGGTTGGGTAAACAGGGGGCCGCGCATAAGCGGCCCCTTAACCATAAGCCGGAAGTAACTTCCAAATGGCGACCATAGATCGCAAATTGAGGGCGTCGGCAATCGCCAAACGCGATTATCCGAATGACGGGCTACGGAACATGTACCGCGCAAAGCGCGTACTGCACGAGATGCCAAAAGTACCGGCGCTCGCAAAAGACAGAACCCCAGAGACACGAGAACAGGAGATCGCTCGCCTGATCCGAACCTACGGGACCGGCAACAATGGACACTCATTGTTTTCCCCGTCATCATCCGCAGGATGGATGAACTGCAAGGGATACATTCTTGCAAACGCCACGAAGGCGGATATGGCGGGATACGACGCAGCGTACGGAACGGTGGCGCACGACTTCGCCGCGAAATGGCTGACGGCCATCCGCGACGACGGAAAGAAACGTGCCGAACGTGTGCCGAAACAGTTTCTCGGGACGACCGGCCAGTCTGACGGTCATACCGTCGAGATCGACGCGAACATGGTCCACCACGTTCGCCGCTATATCGACTACTGCGCCGAGGTCGAAGTCCTCGGTGACGTGTTCATCGAACAGCACGTCGATTACTCGTCCTATACCCCGATCCCCGAACAAGGCGGAACGGCGGATCACTTTGTCTGCATTCCGGCGACGCGAGCCGCCGACGGAAGTATACTTCGGCGCGGTCGCCTCATTATCACCGATCTGAAAATGGGCCACCTGAAGGTTGACGTGAAGCGCAACTCTCAGGCGATGCTCTATGCCCTCGGTGTGTTCCTCGAATGGAATTGGTTCTACAGCTTCGGCTCGATCACGCTGCGCATTGCGCAACCGCGTCTCGACAGCTTCGAAACGGATGAATGTTCTGATATCGAATTGCTGGTCTTCGGCGAAGAAGTGCGGGCGGCGGCAGATGCCGGATGGCGCGAGAACGCGCCACGCTCGCCTTCGCCGAAAGCGTGCCAGTGGTGCAAGGACAAACTGTGCCCAGCCCGGTCTGCGTTGTTGGCCGACCTGACTGATGACGCATTCGAGGTTGACGAAGGGGTAATTGAGGGTATAACCCCTCCATTCGAGTACGGCGGCGGAGATGTCGCGATACACCAATTTGTAACAGATAAGCCGGTTAAAATGGAGGTAAACTCGCAGAATGTGGCGTTGGCCGTATGGCGCTACCGGCATCGCGGTTTCTTCGAGAAGTACTTCAGAGAGATCGGGGAGGAACTGCTGCGATTGGCGCAGTCCGGCGTCAATGTGCCCGGCATGAAGGTGACGCGAGGTCGCCGGTCGTTCTCATGGCTGGACGCCGAACACGCGGCGCAGGAACTTAGCATCGCCGGTCTGCTTGAAAAGGACATCTTCGTCACGGAAGTAACTTCCGTGAATAAGGCGGCAACGCTGTTGAAGGCGTTTTACGCACCGAGCAAGATCGAGACGTTGCTGTACGGCGACGGCAAAAAGAAAACCGGGCTGGTGCAGATCACGCCCGGCAAGCCTACGCTCGTTTCCGAGAAGGACGAGCGGATAGACGTGGAGGACGCCGCGGATGATGCGTTCGACGATGACGACGAACTGTAGGAGAATGGAAAATGTCTGTGAAACGTGAAGACTTACTTGTCGCCGGGGCGGCGTTGGTAATTTACGCGCTTAACCCCTCTAAGATGATCTCGATTTCACCGCGTGAAGCCTTCGTCGCCGCCAGAGCGTTTCTGGCCGAAGCCGAGAAACAGATACCAGGGATTACGCAGGTCCTGGTTGAGAACGACTGCTAAAGTACTGCCGATAGAGTGAACCCGTTCAAACCGAACACACCGGAGTAAAATCGACATGGCCGCTAAACCGCAAGAGAGAAAAATCGTCCGCAAAGTAGACGGCGTTGGCGCCGTCTTCAGTGACGGAGCCGTCCGTCTCGACATGGTACGAATTTCCTATCCGCACCTGGATAAGCCCCAGGTGACAGTCGATAAAAAGACCGGCAAGGAAAGTTCCGCGTTCAATCTGACCGCGATGCTGCCGAAGGACACGCATAAAGACGCGATGAGCATGTGCGTCGATGCGATCAAGCTGCTTGAGAAGCAGATGACAGACAAGGGCAAGGGGAAGGCCGGTAAGCCGTTCAAGTATCCTTCGTCGATGAAGTTCATCAAGAACGGCGACGCCAAGGACGAGGACGGCGAGTATATCACGGGCAAGGATAATCCCGAGTATCGGGATCACTGGATCGCGGCTTGCCGGTCGCCCGATCAGCCGCAGTTGCGCGGCTCCGGTCGTGACCCTGAAACCGGCAAGCCGTTGCGGCTGACGCCGGAGCAAGCCAAGCGGATTTTCTACGGCGGTTGCTACTGCACCGTCCTGATCCGGCCCTGGCCGCAGGACAACGAATACGGCACTCGGGCGAACGCCGAATTGCTCGCGGTGCAGTTTCGCGCCAAGGGCGATGCGTTCGGCAACGGCCGGCGTCTCGACGATGATGATATCGACGACAGCCTGGAGAGCGATGACGCCGACAGTGGCGGCTTCGAGGATGACGACGACGCGATGTAGAACCGGAAGTAACTTCCATGGGCAACAAGTCTAACCGGGCGCCTTTTTCGGTTGACGAGTGGAAGACGTGGCGTGACGAAGTAAGAAGACTGGAAGAAGATATCCGCGAGCGTTCGATACACGCGGGTTTCGCTTACGGACTGATTGCGGAAGACCGGGGGAAGCGCATCGAGCGCGACCTCCGGGCTTACCGCGAATATATCGGAAAGCTGACGCAAAACCGCATCGCCGACGCCAATCAACACGAACTGGAGTTCATCTGATGCCATTGGACGGCACGACATTCGTGCAGTCTGACGCGGGTATCCGTCGTTCCGAAGGGACGCGGAAACGCGTTAGTTGCGATTACGAAACTTTCAGCGAAGCCCCACTGACCGGCGCCAGTAGCGTCGGCGTGTGGGAGTACAGCGTTCATCCGTCAACCCGCGCGCTGATGGTCGCCTATGACATGCACGACGGCTTCGGTGTGCAACATGTCGATCTGACGTGCAACCCGTTCCCGGCTGACCTGAAGGTGGCGCTTCTCGATCCCGAGGTCGAGAAGTGGGCTTTCAACGCAGCCTTCGAGCGTCTTATCACGATGAATACCCTGAAGATCGCTACGCCGCTGAAGGGCTGGCGCTGCACGACGGCGCTCGCCAACATGCAGTCGTTCACCGGCGATCTGTTTCAAATCGGCACGGCTATGGGTCTGCCGCAGTTCAGGCTGAAGGACAAGGAAGGGTCCAGACTTATCAAGCTGTTCTGTCAGCCGCAGAGGATCACGCAGAAAAACCCACATGTCAGGCGCACTCGCGAAACTGATCCCGAAGATTGGCAGCGGTTCTGTGACTATAACGCGCAGGACGTTGTCGCGGAGGACGGCATTCGCGATAAGCTGATCCGCTACGAGGTCGCCGATGACGAATGGGATGCGTACGAGTGTGACCAGGAGATCAACGATCGTGGACTGCCAGTCAACCGGGAGTTCGTCGAGAACGCCGATATTCTCGCGGAGGTCCGCCGCGCCGAACTGAAACGCGAATTGAAGACGCTCACGAAACTGTGGAACCCCAACTCGACTGCGAAGTTACTTCCGTGGCTTCAGGAACGCGGCTACGAATATGAGGACCTTCAGAAAGCCAGCGTGAAGAAAATGCTGGCGAAAGATACAGAGTGCCGGAAGGCCGGTGAGCCAGTGCTGACGAACGACGCCCGGAAGGCGTTACGTCTTCGGCAGAACGTCAGCCGCACGAGCGTTAAGAAGTTCTCCGCGATCATGCGGCGACTCTCGGCGGACGACAACCTGCGACACTCGTTTCAGTTCGTCGGCGCCGCTCGTACGCTGCGTTGGGCTGGACGCGGCCCACAGCCACACAACCTGACCCACACGCCCAAGCAACTGAAGCCGGAAGACGATACGCCGCTTAATTGGGAAAAGTTGGAGGTCGCGGCTCGCGTCATCCAGAGCGGCAATATGTCCGATCTGTCGCTTCTGTTCGACGAGCCGATGATCGCGCTGGCCGGTTCCGTCCGCTCCGCATTTCAGGCACCCGAAGGCTACGAACTTCTGGTGTGTGATCTGAAGGCTATCGAAACCGCCGTAACGGCGTGGCTGTCTGGCTGCACGCGTATGTTGAACGTATTTGCCGAGGGCCGCGACCCGTACCGCGACTTCGGGGTGGAACTGTATCAGAAAGCCTACGCAGCGATCACCGGAGCCGAGCGGCAGATATGCAAGCCCGCCGTCCTGGGTTGTTTCGCATCCGATACGCTGGTTTTGACCCAACGCGGTTGGGCTGAAATCTCTGAAGTTACTTCGGCTGACAGAATGTTCGATGGAGAGAATTTTGTGTCGCACGGCGGCGTTGTCTACCAAGGCGACAAATACGTAATAGATTTGGGCGGCGTCCGAGTGACGCCAGGACACGAGGTACTCGTTCGAGCTAATAAATGGGAGAGCGCATGTCGGCTGTCACAAAATACGGATATCGCGAAAAAGGCTATCGCTTTGGCGAGTGGGAAGTTGTCTCCACCAGTCGCAGAACGAATGGATTGCACTATGTTTGCAGATGTTCCTGTGGCTACGTTGCGGCGGTCTATCAACAAAATCTTGAACTTGGCAAGAGTAGAAGTTGCTTGCCCTGCGCAAGACGGGCGCAACGTGAACACGCCAATGGTGTGTACGTTCGATTTCGGCACGCGGGTCGAGACGTGGTCGATAGACTCGCAAACCGATATTATGCGATTGAGTCGCGGTGCCGCGGCGCTGGAGATGCTGGACACCGCTATGGCGGACGGGGTATCAAGTGTAGATTTTGGGACGTATACGAATTTATTGCGCATTGTCTTACGCTTCCGGGACACGGCGATCCAACTTTGGACATCGACCGGAAGGACAATGACGGAAACTATGAGGCCGGTAATATCCATTTCGTTTCCGAAGCCCGGAATAACCGAAACAAAAAGGACCTGCGATGGATCGACTACCGCGGAGAACGAATGTGCGCGGTTGAATTTGCCGAACGATTTGCACCGCGATATCGCGACGCCGGAACAGTTGCCCGTAAAATACGACAGGGCCTGTCCGCCGAGCACATTATCGCCGATCAAGCGAAGTGTAAGGGAGCCTACGTTCGACATTCTCAATTCGGGACCGCAAAATCGTTTCATGGTGCTAACAAGCGACGGGCCGCTGATCGTCCATAATTGCACCTATCAGCTAGGCGGCGGCGAGTTCAAGCGGAACAAGCGTACCGGGCTGTGGGGTTACGCCGAGAACATGGGCGTGGATATCACACGCGAGGAAGCGCACCGGCACGTCAAACTGTTCCGACAGATTTATTCTGAAATACCGGAGTTCTGGGCGGCCCTGGAGAACGCAGCCAAGGCGGCGTTGAACGGTCGTCCGACGACGGTCAATGGCAAGATACGCTTTGCGATGAATGGCCCCTACCTGACGGTTCAACTGCCGTCCGGTCGCCCGATGTACTACTACAAACCCCGGATCGTCACGAAGGAGTTTGAGGGAAAGGATCGTGTTACCGGCGAACCAACGGTATTCACGCGCCGCGTATTGTCATATATGGGTAAGAACCAGATCACGCATCAATGGGGCCGCGTCTTTAGCAGCGGCGGCAAACAGTGCGAGAACGTGGTGCAAGCGACTGCTCGCGACATCTTGAAGATCGGGATGATCCGGGCTCGCGAGTTTGGCTTCGAACTCGTCGGCTCCGTCCACGACGAACTGATTGCTCTTGTCCGCAAGGGTGATAACTGTTACACGTTGGAGGCGCTGCGTAAGTGCATGGTTGAGGCGATAGCCTGGACCACTGGCTTACCGTTGGATGCCTCCGGCTATCTCGCAACAATCTACCGCAAGGATTGATACGATGTTGCAACATACAGTATGCCGGAGAACGGAAGTAACTTCCGATGGTCGTTAAATCTATCGCCCTTACCGACGATGAAATTTTGAACGGAATTATAAAATTGCACAACGCGGGCTTCCCGTTCGACGCCGATGTCTGCTACTCGCGCGGCTCGTTCTACAAGAGCGGCGTTGTGCCGAAGCCGCGGCTACGGTTCGACATTGATCCGCAGGACCTCGATACCGAACAAGCGAACGTAACCGCCCTCCCGGTAAAGTCCAGGTCACTCGACAGCATCGTTTTCGATCCGCCTTTCATGTACAGTCCGCACGGCACGGCCCTGACGAAGAACGCCGCAGCCGGTCGCTTCACAATGTTCAAGTCCTGGGAGGAACTTGAACGCACTTACAAGGGGGCGCTGAATGAGTTCTACCGCGTTCTTCGTCCTGGCGGCATTGTCGCTTTCAAAACTCAGGACTACACTGACAGCAAAACGACGCTCACCCATTGCCATGTATGGCAATGGGCCAGAGCGAGGGGCTTCTACGCGAAGGACATCCTCGTGCGATACCGAACATACGGTCCGGCATACAACCCGGTCCTTCGCCAGAGACACGCGCGTAAATACCACTCATATTGGCTGGTATTGGAAAAATTAGGAGATGCAGGACTATGACACACGTCGAAAATGGGGTCGCTTCTCGGACGCTCGCGGAGAAGTCTGATCCGAACGCCGATGCGCTTCGCAACGGGGTGATGACGACAGCGGAAGCGCAACGACTGATCTATGAAGACAAAATATCCCGATACCTGATGCCGGGAACGGCGTTGGCCTTCGGCGACGCCTTGACGTTCCGCGTTTTACGCGGGTCGAACCTCGCGCGCTGCCCGCTGTTCAAGAACGCCAAAGGCGAGATAAAACACAGCGGTCGCGATTGGTCGCTTAATGATTGGTACACCGCGACTTCCGGCGAATTGGGCGAAGCCGGGAACATCCTGAAGAAAATCAGGCGCGGCGATATGACGCTGCACGAAGCGAAGCCGATGCTCGCCCGCGAGTTGGCCGACGTGGTGATCTACCTGGACCTCTTAGCGGCGGAAGCCGGGATCGACCTGGACCAAGCGGTACTGGAAACCTTTAACGCCAAGAGCGCCCAACTTGAACTGGACCTGTTTATGACGCCACGCGGGTTCGTGAGAGAGCATCGCGACTGACTTGCGACGAGTCTCGATATGTGCTATACTGTCGTTTCGGTCGTAGATCGACCGAAACGGAAGTAACTTCCGGGACGACAACACTAAATCAAAAACGGAGACTGCGCGTGGCTTTCACAGAGATGGTTTTCGAGGCGAACAAGCAGGGCTGGCACCTGCTTAATTGCTTTCAGTTGGCAGGGTTCTTTCGAGTGAACCTGCAATACCACCAGCCGAACGGAGCGACTACCAACTACTTCTCGGAGTACGCCGAGGGCGATACGCCGGAGGAAGCCTTTGCGGCAGCGTGGGAACGCGCTCAGGCGCAGATGGCGGTGCTGAAAAAACACCAGACTAAAATGCCGAAACACGCTGCCGAACAGGCGACGCGCCGTGCGGAACCCGCGCAAGATAAGCGCATCGCAGCGGCGATGGATAAACTTTGGATAGCGGTGAAGAATGGCACGCGAAGCCGAGATCGAACAGGCGATCTGTAGCGAAGCCGAAGACGCCGGTTGGCTGCAACGCAAGCTGATGTTCATCGGCACGCGCGGCGCGAACGACCGGATATTCGGCAAAGCAGGCAGAGCCGTGCTGATCGAGTTCAAGCGACCCGGAGAGACGCCGTCTCGCCAACAAGCGAAACGGCACCGGGAGTTACGCGAGGACTTTGGGCTGGAGGTCCACTGGTGCGACAATATGGACGACGCACGCCGCATCCTCAATTTGGAGGTTTGGTAATAACATGTCGATGGAGATACACAAGACACCGGAGTTGGTGAAACTCATTCCGGTTATGCAGGAGTTCGAGGAAGACAAGTATTCGGACATTCCTAAGTGGACCGGATGGGTTGAGAACTACACCGAAAGCGCGGTGTTGCTCGATGTGCCGCCGCGACCGCCGCGAATGAACTGGTATCCGGTCAGCCAGTTGCGTCGCACTGAGGACGGCAAGTCGCTGTACGCGAGCAACTGGATTTTGGGTAAAAAGGGATATTGAACGGTGACTTTTCGGAAGTTACTTCTGAGCCGTCAGGAACGGGCCGTAAGGTCCGTTCTCGATTTGGAACACTATCAGTCACACGAGGCGGTGCCGTTCATGCTTGAGAACCCCTTCTCCGGGGTTTTCATGTCGATGGGCCTGGGTAAAACCGTGTCCGTCCTGACAGTCCTCAATCGACTGTTCGTTTTGCGTCAGGTCTGCAAGGTCCTGGTCGTCGCGCCCGTGCGCGTCGCGGTGCAGACGTGGCCGACCGAAATCGCGGAGTGGTCGCATACGTGGTGGATGTCTTACACCGTGATCCGGGCCGACGAGAAGCACCCCGATCTGATCGCCGCACAGAAGACAGCTCGTAAGGGCGAACGCGACCAGGACATCGGATCGCCCAACCACGCGGCCAATCGCGCGAAGACCGCGCATATCGAGTTGCAGAAACGGGCGCTCGCCAGCGAAGACACGATGATCCATATTATAAATCGTGAGGCGCTTGAATGGCTGGTCGAGTTTTTCGGTAAAGACTGGCCGTACGATTGCGTCATCGTGGACGAGAGTAAGGGCTTTGCCGACAAGAACACGGCACGGTGGAAGGCACTCAATCGCGTGCGGCCTAAGCTGCGCCGCCTTCATCTTCTCAGCGGTGTTCCGGCCCCCGAGGGTATCGAGGATTACTTCGCTCAGGTCTACTTGCTCGACCGAGGCGAACGCTTCGGCAAAGGCATTACGAAGTTCCGTGAGACCTACATGATCCACAAACCCTATCAGCACAAATACGTGCCGCAGGACGGAGCCGAAGAAACGGTCGCGGCGAAGATCGCGGACCTCTGTATCGTCATGCGGGAAGAAGACTATCTCGACCGTCCGAAGGCGATCACGATCGAACGCCCGATCATTCTCGATCGGGAAGAACTGGCGCTGTACAAACAGTTTGAACGCGAGTTCATACTGGATTTGCCCGAGGTCGAGATCGAGGCGGAGAACGGCACCACACTCGCCGGGAAGTTACTTCAGATGGCCAGCGGCGCGGTCTACGACGGCGACCGTAAGTGGCATCGCTTCCACGATCATAAGCTGGAGGAACTGAAGCAGCTACGCGAGGAAGCGCAAGGCTCGCCACTCCTTATCGCTTACTGGCATCGGTCATCGCTGGCGCGGCTGCAACAGTGGTTCCCGAAAGCGGTCAAGATGGACAAGCGCGGTGACTGTGTCCCGGCGTGGAACGCCGGTAAGATCGGCGAACTGTTGGTCCACCCCCGGAGCGCGGGCCACGGCCTCAACATGCAGTACGGGCCGGGACACACGCTTGTCTGGTTTGACAACCCGTTGCCGTTAGACGACTATCTCCAGATGAATAAACGTCTTGACCGGCAAGGCCAGAAAAAGACGGTTCGTGTATATCACTTGGTCACGCAAAAGACGGCTGACGCCAAGGTGGTTCCGGCGCTGCGCGGAAAGGATGACGCGCAGAACGCCGTTAAGACGTACATCCGTGATCTACGAAGGAAATGGAAGTAACTTCCGATGCCAGCCGGTAATAACCCGATCATCGTCAGTGGCGCCAACGTAACCGAGTTGGCCGCACTGTTCCGAATGGACCGCAAGGACATTCGGAAAAGACTCGAAGGCTTGCCTCCGACCGGCAAGCGAGAGAACAGCGATACGTGGCGTATCCGCGACGCCGCGCCAAAGTTAATCAAATTCGACGAGTCGATGACGGACCTGATTAGTCAGGTGTTGGCGACGCACCACACCGACTTGCCGAAGATGCTCAGTAAGGAGTTCTGGTACGGACAGAACCAACGTCTCCGCTACCTACGGGACGTTGGCGATCTGTGGGATACCCAGGCGGTTGTTGAACTGGCGAGTGAGGTCTTCAAAACTCTGCGGCTTTCGCTTATGCTGGCGGCTGACGCGGTCGAGCGCGAGACGGGCCTGTCGGTTCGTCAGCGAGAGATCGTCGAGAACCTCATGCACGAAGCCCTCAACGAAGCCAGGGAGAAGTTAGTTGTCAACCTCGACCACCTTAGAAAAAACTCCAGCGGAAAGGCGTTCGCACCGAAAGAAAGTCTCTCCTATTCTCGACCTGACCCAGACGGTGATCCTGAAAGGGACGAGTGGGGAGACGTTGTTCCCCGAGAACCCAGGCCGGGGGACGCGGACTACATTTGATACGGTCGAGGATATCGTAGGAGGTCTAACTGACCTCCTGCGACCGCCTGAGCGTATCAGCATCTCGGATGCCGCCGAACGCTACGTGCGGCTGAATAACCCCGGCTCGTACATCGGGCCGTATCGGAACGACATGGCCCCCTACATGGTCGAGCCAATGAATACGCTACAGAGCCGGGTCTTTACGGCTTTGTCATTCGTTGCGCCTGCGCAATGTGGTAAAACGGAGGCTCTGATCCTTAATTGGCTCGCGTACTCGGTTAAGGTCGATGGAATGGACATGATAGTCTACTCTCCGACGCAATCCGCTTCGCGTGATTTTTCAATGCGTCGCGTCAATCGTATGCACCGAAATTCGCCTGAGATTGGCGCGTTGTTGATGAAGGCGCGCGAGGCCGACAACGTGTACGACAAACAATACGTCACCGGCATGTTGCTTAATCTGTCGCACCCGACCGTCACGGAGTTCGCCGGTCGCCCGGTAGGACGTATCGCGCTTACCGACTATGACCGGATGCCCGACGACATCGGTGGCGACGGCTCGCCGTTTGATCTAGGATCAAAGCGCACGACGACGTTTCGTTCGTTCGCGATGACCGTCGCGGAGTCGTCACCTTCCCGCCCGGTCGAAAATCCGCGCTGGATAGCGTCAACACCGCACGAAGCGCCGCCGTGTACCGGCATCATATCCCTGTACAACCGAGGCGACCGACGCCGTTGGTACTGGCCGTGCCCGCATTGTGGCCACTTCTTCGAGGGTCAGTGGAAGCACCTGGAATGGGATGTTAAGTCATCCGTACTGGCGTCAGCCGAGACGGCACGATTGATCTGCCCTGGTGACGGATGCGTAATTGAGCAGAACGAACGAACGGCGATGCAGCAACGTGGCCTTTGGCTGAAGGACGGCCAAGGGATCGACGCGGATGGCAACGTCATCGGCGACGGCGTCAGATCGATGATGGCATCTTTTTGGCTGAATGGGATCGCAGCCAACTTCACGACCTGGACGAACTTGGTCGTGGCCTACCTAAACGCGTTGAACGAGTTCGAGAAGACGCAGTCGGAGGACTCGCTAAAGAAGTTCTTCAACACCGATCTCGGCGTGCCGTATCTCCCGAAGTCGCAGGAGAGTGCGCTGCTACCGGAGAACCTTATGAACCGAGCGGAGATACTCCCCGTTTCGGAAGTAACTTCCGAACAGAAAATTGACCGCATCTGGAACCCCAAGGTCATCGATTACGTCATGGAGCCCGAAGTTCCGGCTGACGTTCGTTTTCTGGTGGCGACCGTTGACGTGCAGAACAACCTGTTTTCCGTGCAAATCAATGGCGTCGTGCCCGGCGAACCGTTCGACATGGTGGTAGTTGATCGTTTCCAAATACGCAAGAGCAACCGACTCGACGCGCAAGGCGACTCACAATGGGTAAAGCCTTCGGCGTACCAGGAGGATTGGAATGAGATTACGACCGAAGTACTGGACCGAACCTATCGGTTGTCGGACGGTAGCGGTCGCCGCATGTCGATCCGGCTAACCGGCTGCGATAGCGGCGGACGCGAAGGCGTCACGACCAATGGGTACAATTATTACCGGCTGTTGAAGGCGGCGGGACGTGGCGGACGGTTCCAACTCCTGAAAGGCGACTCGCTACCGAGTCGTCCACGCGCACATATCATGTTCCCCGACAGCAACCGAAAAGATAAACTGTCAGCGGCGCGCGGTGACGTGCCGGTCCTGTTCCTCAATTCTAATCTCCTGAAAGACGCCCTGCGCGGTCGCGCTGACTGTATCACGCCCGGCAAAGGTATGTTGCGGTTCGGTCGCTGGCTTCCCGATGCGTGGTTTAGCGAAATGTGCGTGGAGGTCCGCGACGATAAGGGCTGGCAAAACCCGCGCAATCTCCGCAACGAGGCGTGGGATTTAAGCTACTACGCGCTCGGTCTGTGCGTCTCGACGCTCATTCGTGTAGAGGGTATCGACTGGACGAACCCTCCTGGATGGGCGGCACCCTGGGATAAGAACGACATGGTCAGCGCGGCGGCGCAAGGTCGCTTTGCGCCCGTCGCGAAAGAGGAACCGCCAGTTGACTTCAGCAGTTTCGGTAAACTGCTAGGCGGTTCGTAGTGGCGGGCTATGTGATATCAGACAAGTCGTGTCGCAGGGGTCATGTGTTTCGGTACGCGACCACGGGAAAGTGCGTCGCGTCGTACCGCTCCAAGGTACAAACGTATGCGGCTTGCATGTTCCGTGGAATTTACAGGTGATAGAAGAAACACATAACAAGAGTAAAGGAAACCGTTTTTGACCGGAAGTTACTTCCGAAAACAAGGGTATTGCGTCGGGACAACGGTTCTGGTATAAACTGGTCCTCCTGGAGTTTTGACCGATGGACCTAGACCCTTGCACGCTACTGCGACAAGCCGATCAGGCATGGTTTGAATTGAGCACGGGCGCCTCCCTACGTTCTGTTCGGGATCAGAATGGAGAGGAAGTTCAGTACTCCACGGCTAACCGGGCCGGTCTGTTGAACCTGATCGCCACTCTCCAAAGTCAGTGCAGCACCTATAAATCGGTTGCCCTGGGCAAGTGCCCAAACCATCCGATGGGCTTCCTTTTCTGATGGCGCATAACCCGCACAACCTTAACGCCCTCGCCGTCCCGATCTACAGCGGCGGCGGATTGGAGGGCGCGGATCGAACCGCGCGGGAAACGCTTCTGTGGCGCCCGACCATGCGGTCGCCCGACAACGTCATCAACACCGTCAAGCCTCTTGCGGATGCCCGAGGTCGCGACTCAGTTCGTAACAGCGGTTTGGCCTACGGTGCCGTGTCGATCCACAAGGACAGCATCGTCGGCGCGCAGTACCGGCTCAACGCCGCGCCGAACTGGAAAGTGCTATCGACTTTCAGCAAGGGTTTTGACGAAGCGTGGGCCGACGATTTTCAACAAATCGTGGAGGCTCGTTTCGGGCTCCTGGCCGACAGTAACGACGCGTGGCTGGACGCACAACGCGTCAACACGCTGACGGGAATGATCCGTCTCGCCATCGGCGTATTCCTGATGACCGGAGAACTGATCTCAACCGTCGAGTGGATACGCGAAGCCGACCGCCCGATTAACACGGCGCTTCAGTTCATTTCCGGCGACCGCCTGTCCAATCCGAACAATACGATGGACACGCGCTACCTCCGGCGCGGCGTCGAACGCGACGATAAGGGAAAGGCCGTTGCGTACAATTTCCGCATGGGCGATCTCTACGACATGTACCCCGACAACCTGTCGGTGATCTGGCGGCGCGTGCCCATCGCGAAGCCGTGGGGCCGTAAACAGGTCCTCCACATTGTCGAACAGTCACTACCCGATCAAACGCGCGGCGTGTCCGACATGGTCGCCGCGCTGAAGAACATGCACATGACCAAGAAGTTCTCCGAGGTCACGTTGCAAAACGCCATCATCAACGCGACGTACGCCGCCGCGATTGAGTCGGAATTGCCGCCTGACGTGTTGGCGGTCGCCATGGGCCAGTCTACTGCGACGAGTCCCGGTCAGGCGCTTCTCAACGTCTACGGCACCTACATGGGCGCCCTGGGTCAGTATCTCGATGACGCGAACAATATCCGCATCGACGGTGCCAAAATCCCCCATCTGTTCCCCGGAACGAAACTCAACATGCAGCCCGCGAAAACCGTGGGCGGCGTAGGTACGAGTTTTGAAGAAAGCCTCCACCGGCATACCGCCGCTTCACTCGGCCTGTCGTACGAGGAATTTTCGCGCGACTTCAGCAAGACGAACTATTCGTCAGGCCGCGCAGCCATGGGCGTATCAGCCCGGTTCATGGCGGCTCGTAAAAAGCATGTGGCGGATCGTCTCGCTACCGAGATATACGCCCTGGTGCTAGAGGAAGAAATGGCGAACGGCAATGTGCCGCTGCCATCTGGCGTCAAACGCGACGTGTTTTATCGCCCTCTCGCCAAGGAAGCCTTTACCGCGTGCAAGTGGATCGGTTCTGGCGCCGGTCAAATTGACGAGTTGAAGGAGACTCAGGCGGCGATACTACGCATCGCGTCGGGCCTCTCGACGTACGAGGCGGAAGGGGCTCGCCTTGGCGTCGATTGGCGCGAGCTGTTCGCGCAACGTAAACGCGAGGAAGCGTTGCTGACGCAGTACGGCCTCGTGTTTGATCTCGCTGCGAAAAAGCCTCTCGGCCAGACAGAAACCCCCTCCGACGCCACCACGGACGGCGGCGCCAGCGAACAAGGAAACCAGCCATGAGCCTCACTGGAGCCGAACGTGTCCCCCTGTTGGATAAGGGCCTCTCGATCTCTCTGACCGACACCGCGACGGCGGATGACGACGTACGGGTGCCGTTGCTTAACGGCTACCCGAGTTGTGCGGCGAACCTGCTATGGGCGCAGCCGTCGAACGTGCGTATCCCGCTCGTGTCAGGCGGCGCGTCCGTAAGTCCCGTCGATATGGCGCAGTTCCAGGTTGCGACGCGAGCAACGCACGCGACCATGGCGGGCGTCGGCGCCATGGCGGCAGTCAGCATTTGAGCAAGTACCAAGCCCGCGCAGCCCTCGATCAGCTTGTCGGTCGTCCTGCACTCGTGTCGCAGTCTTATGCCGGGCAGGGCCTCGGCTTAAATTCGGAAGTTACTTCCGGGGCGATGATGGCCGATCTTCGCGAATTGGCCGAAGCCTCCCCCGCGACGGAGGCCGCAGCCTACGCCGAACGGTGCGCCACACTCGCGGCGACGTACGGTTTCGACGTGTCGTCGAGTGAGAAGCCGTTCATATTCTCGGACGGTTTCGCCCTTATCCCGATCCACGGATTGCTCATTAACCGCTTCTCGTGGTCGTGGGGTTTCGTGACCGGGTACAACTTCCTGCGTAATCAGGTCGCGGCGGCGATGGCCGACGACGACGTGACCGCGATCATTTTCGACGTGAACAGTCCTGGCGGAATGGTCGCGGGGTGCAGCGAAACCGCGGACCTGATCTACGCGGCGAACGCCGGTCAGGGCGGCAAAACGAGCATCGCCGTAGTTGACGCCAACTGTCACTCGGCTGCGTACTTCCTGGCGTCGCAATGCGATCACATCGCGATCACGCCTTCAGGCAGTTGCGCCAACATCGGCGTCGTGATGATGCACGCCGATGTGTCGAAGATGCTCGACGACATCGGCATCAAGATTACGTTCATCACCGCAGGTGCGCACAAGGTTGACGGCAATCCGTACGAACCGTTGAGCGACGAAGTGCGCGCCGAGTTTCAGGCGGATATCGACGCGACCTATGATACGTTCATTGCGGCGGTCGTTCGTGGTCGCGGAATGGACGACGCGGCAGTTCGTGAAACCGAGGCTCGCGCCTACGGTGCGTCGGACGCCCTTGCGCTGGGCTTAATTGACGCTATACAAAACCCTTCCGATGCTGTAGAAGCATATTTCAATTCGTGTTCCGACGACGCGGACGCCTCCGACGACGCTTCAAGTGACGATCCCGGCGCCGGGGATGATCCCGACGACGACAAACCAGACGAACAGGAGAACGCTATGCTGAAACCCGTACCCGGTGCAGTTAAGCCCGCCGCCGCCTCTCAAACCCCGGCTGTGGAAGTTACTTCCGTTGACGCGGACGCCGTCGCCGCCGAAGCCCGCACCGCCGAGCGCACTCGCATTTCCGGCATTCAGGGCCACGCCGAAGCGGTTGGCCGCGAGTCCCTTGCGGCGCATCTCGCGTTGCATACGGATATGAGTGTGGAAGCCGCTGGCGGCATTCTCGCCGCGTCGCCGAAAGCCGTGGCGCCGGTTGCGGCGGCGGCTGTCGATCCGAAGGCGACTCCCGCCGCGACCGAGACGAACCACTTCAAGGCGGCGATGGATAACGGCAAACAGCCGAACGTCGGAGCGAATGCAGACGGTGGCGACGACGAGAACGTGCCGCCCGCGAAGCGTATCCTCGCGCTTCAGGCTCGCGCCATGGGATATAAGCCGACGACAACCCACTGACCGCTTGACGCCGTCGCGCGCGACGCGTAAACACGATCTCCGTCCACGAAAGGGACTTGTGAAATGACTTATCCCGCCAACCTCGTCATGGGGTTCACCAACGAAGGCACATTCGATCCGGCCGAATTGTTCGCCGGGGAAGCCGACATCATCACGGATCGCGGAGTGTGTGGCGCGACGACAGTCGTTCAACTCGCTATCATCGCTCGTGACGAAGACGGTCTGATCGTGGCCTGGGACCCGTTGAACGGCGCAGCTAACAAGGCCGGAACCTTCTCGGGCGTCGGCACCGCTGGCGACACGATCACGATCAATGGCACCGCCTTTACCGCTTCAGCGACGCCCGCAGTGGCCACCGATTTTCTCATCGGCGGCACGGCAACGGCAACGGCAACCAACTTCGCCGCCGTCGCCAATCTTCCGGCCAACATGGACCTGACGCATTGTCGCGTGACACGTTCCGGCGCTGTCGTCACCGTGTACTCCCTGGAGCGCGGCTATGGCGGCAACAACATCGCCATCTCCGAAAGCGGCACCGGCTTCTCGTTCGCCGGCGGCGCAACGGCCCTTAGTGGCGGCACGGACGAAGGCGAGAGCAAGGCTATCGGCATCGCGGCGCAAGGCGCGACGGTTGGTGAAGGCATCCCGTTCTTCACGGGCGGCGTGTTCAACCGCAATATCCTGGTGTGGCCCGCCAGCGTCAACACGAAGGCGCTGCAACAGGCCGCGTTCGACCGTACGAATATCCAGATCAGCGAGCCGATCGGAGTTTCGACCAACATCACCTACCCGTAACGACTTCGGAAGTAACTTCCGCTCGCCCGAAAGGCGATTGGCCGCGTAAGCAGAAAGGGAAATGCCGACATGAAGAAAAGTTTGATTACGTCGCCCGTCTTCGTACCGCGAGTGGTATCCGGCGAACAGTATCTCGACACCGCGACGCTTCTCGAAGTCCTGTACGCTCCGCAGAACCAGCCGGGTCTCGACGGCTTCTGGCTGAAGTGGTTCCCCCGGCAGGTCAACTCGCAGTCTCCGCGCATTTTGTTTGACGAGATCGACGAGAACGAATACCGGCTCGCGCCGTTCGTCGCGCCGAACGTACAGGGGCGCCCGATGCGGTCGAAAGGCTTCAGCACGAAGTCGTTCCGTCCCGCCTACGTCAAACCGAAGCATGTCGTCGATCCGACGCGCGCCATGCCGCGTCGCGCCGGCGAAGCGCCTCTCGGCACACTGTCCCTGCAACAGCGCATGGACCTGATTATCGCGGACAACATTCGCCGCGAACGTCAGATGATCGAAAACCGTTGGGACTGGATGGCCTGTCAGGCCCTGGTGTCCGCTTCGGTCGTAGTCGCGGGCGAGGACTATCCGTCCGTTACCGTGGACTTCGGGCGCGATGCCAGCCTGACGGTCGTCAACAGCGGGGCAACCCTCTGGACCGCCAGCACCGCGACGGTCATGGACGACATTCAGTCGGCTCGTACTCAGGCGTTCAAGCTGTCTCGTGCGCCGGTGAATACGCTGATCTTCGGCCTCGACGCCTGGGCGGCGTTCTTACAGACCAATCACGCGGACGTGCAGGCGCTGCTCAACATCCTGATCCGGGGCAACGAGTCCCTGTTCAATGCGTCCAACATCAATTCCGGCCAGCCGTACAACTACCAGGGTAGCATGGTCGGAACGGGCGGTATCGGCCGACTCGATATGTGGACCTATTCGAACTTCTACGAAGGCGACGATGGCGTCGGCGTTCCGTACTTCGACTCGGGAACTGTCGTCGGCATCGGCGAGATCGTTGACGGCGCTCAGTGCTTCGGCGCCATCATGGATCGCGGCGCACAACTCCAGGCGCTTTCCATGTTTCCGAAAATGTGGGACGAGGAAGACCCGAGCGTCACCTACACCATGACGCAGTCCGCGCCGCTCATGGTTCCGTTGCGCCCGAACAACACTTTTAGTCTAAAAGTAGCGGCGTCTTCGTAACGATGCTCAACGTGATCTACGCTATCGTGTGGGGTAAAACTGACTCGATCTATATCGGGTCGGCGTTGAACTTCACGAAGCGTAGATCGCAACACCTTGACGGATTACGCCGCGGGCGTCATTTCAATCTGCGTATGCAGCGGTGCTACGACCGAGAAGGTGAAGAACCGCGTTTTATCGTTTTGGAAACAGTGCCGTCTTCTCGAAAATTGATCTCTCGTGAACAGGCGTATCTAGATGCACTTTTTCAACGCTGCCCGACGCGAATGATAAATTTTCGACGTGTCGCACAATCACAACTCGGATTGTGGAGAAAAGCGTCTGCCGCCCAAGTGGCGCGTATCCGTAAAATGCATATCGGGGCGAAACGTAGCGACGCAACGCGTAAACGTATGTCAAAAGCGCAAACGGGGCGAACCTTTTCCGACGCCACAAGACTTAAAATGTCGGAAGCGGCTAAGGCTCGTTGGCGTAATCCCGCAGAACGCGCTATACTGTGCGACGCCGCCGCTACTCGGGCAATCGAACGTCCGCGAAACCACCAAGGCCAGTTCGTCTAACTCTGACCCCCCGGAGAAACACTGTCATGCCCATTCGTGTCCCCCACCACACCGTTCGCGTTCGTCGCGACGGCAAGAACATCACCCCGAAAATCGGCGTTCCGTTTGAGTTCACCGACGAGGAAGTCGCGGAAGTCCAGGCCCTGCATCCGCACGCGCTGCGCCGCGCTGTCGTCGAGCGCCTTGGCGTTCAGCCGGAAGTTACTTCCGCGGTCGAGCCAGTCGATGCCGAAGATGCGGACCCGGTCCAGGTGAAAGAAACGCCGAAGCCGCTGACCGCCGCGCAACGTCGTCGCGCAGCCGCCGCGGATGCCGGCGCGGACGACGACAACCTGTGACTTTCCACGATATCAAAGCCAAGAGCCGCCGCGACGTTCATCGGACGTTCGCGGTGCCTTGCGTGCTGACTACTGTTGACGGGACGTTCTCTTGCACGGCTCGCCTACACGGTCGCATGGTGCTTGGCGGCGATATCGCCGGAGAAGGTTATGCGACAATCGTGGAGGGCGTTTCTCGTGTCGTTTTCAATCGCGAAGAACTTGCGGTTCTTAATGCCGGGACGGCTGTCGCCCCCGTTCGCGGCGACCGCGTTGTGTTTTCGGATTATTTCGCTGTCGGGCAACCTGCGATCTTGGAACTGGACGCGCGAGATGCGTTCGAGGGACCCATTGACGAAAAGTGGGCCGTCACGCAGTACCTACGTCAGACACCTGTTACGGCAACGATGGCGGGCACGGGCGCGATGACCGGAGAGTCCGCATGACCGTAACCGTTGATGCTTCCGGTGTGGCGAACCTCGAACAGTACTTCGAGTCGTTCCCTCGCGTCGCCGCCGAGTCCATGAGCATCGCGCTAAACGAGACGGCGCGTGGTCCCGCGTTGGCGCTCGCCCGTCGCAACATGACGCAACAGGTCGCCTTCCCCGAAGGATATCTGGAGCGCCCGGATCGGCTGTTCGTCAGCCAGTTCGCGAACACGAACAAGTTGGAGGCGCGGATCAGCGGTCGCGACCGTCCGACCTCGCTTGCCCGGTTCGCGGCTCCAGGTTCGCCGGTCTACACGAGTGGGCAGGTGCGCAAGCCGGGTAACGTGACGGTTCACGTCAAGCCCGGTTCGTCGCAGAACTTCAAGAGCGCGTTTCTGTGGCAGTTCCCTGGTGGTGGTATCGGGTTCGCGATCAAGTTGCGGCCCGGCGAAACCGTCAAAGGCGTTGACCGCTATTCGCCATACGAAGTTCCACAGAAGGACGGCGGGCATAGCGGTATCTTCCTCCTGTACGCGCCGTCCGTCGATCAGGTGTTTCAGGATGTGGCCGACCAAATTGCGCCGGAAGTTACTTCCGCTCTGGAGGACGAGTTTCATCGGCAGTTCGCGTTCCGTAGCGGGGCGGCGCTCTGATGGCCGACACCAAAACCCTGACGATCCTGAAGCGACTGACGACGTTGCTCGCCGGGATTACGCCCGCGAATGGCTATGACCTTGACCTGACGGGGCGCGTCTTTCGCGGCAAGCGGGTGTTCGGGGATAACGAGCCGGTGCCGTTCGTCTCCATCTTGGAGTCGATGCGGCCCGACGCGCAGCCCGACGAAGCAGGCTTCGAGAAAATGGTTCGCGTTGAGTGCCTCGATTTACTTATCCAAGGATGGGCGAAGACGGAGCAAGACACGCCGACCGACAACCTCTACGGACTGAAAGGTGCCTTGGAGAAGCGCCTCGCGCGAATGGTGGTGATGAACGGTGTGGGCAATCCGGTTTATCCATCCGACTATCGCCTCGGGCGCTTACTCACGAGCGCGCGTATCGGACCCGGCGTCATTCGCGCGGCGACGCCGCAACCAGGGGGAACGGAATGTCTATACCTGCCGCTCATGGTGTGGTATAAGGCCGATGTCTCAGACCCTTGGGCTCTGGATTAACTGTAACTTCAACTGAGGGATACACGTCATGGTTGACAATCTGGTATTGGGTCGGGGCAAACTCTACTTCACGCCCTACGCCAAAGGCACCACCACAGGCGGCACGCGTGGCTACTTCGGCAACACGCCGCAATTCACCATCGCGCAAAGCAATACGAAGCTGGATCACTATTCGTCGGAAGGCGGATTGAAGATCAAGGATCGTTCGATCGTGCTTCAAACGGATCTGACACTCACGTTCGATTGCGATAATATCGACAACGGCAATCTGGCGCTTTGGTTCGGCGGCAACGCAACCGACGCCCTCCCGAGCGATGCGCCGGCCGACATTGGCTCCGCGCTCGTCATCGGTCGCCAGGATACCATCTTCGGCGCGCTGACCTTCGAGGCCGACAACCCGGTTGGCGACAATAAGAACTATTGGTTTCCCTACGTGAACCTGACGCCGAGCGGCAACCTCGCGTTGAAGGGTGATACGTGGCAGACCATGTCGTACACGGCGGAAGCCCTGAAGCGCGATGCTGCAACGCAGCGCGTCTACGTGTACGAGATGTCGGACCACACCAGCGTCGCCGCGGATGACGCCACGGCTGAGTTCACCGTCGCCGACGCGGCGGTTGCCGGTGCGGCTCCAGACCTCGCCACGGGCGGCACTGTCACCGGGCCGACGGCTGTCGATCTGTTTATCACGTTCGACATGCACTACACCCTCACCGGCGGCACGGTTGGCTATATCAGCCTGTTCCAGAGCACCACGCCGTACGGAACGGTTCACGAGGTTCACGGCAGCGCCGGTTTCGTGGGGCCGTTCGTCATCGGCACGGCGGCGACCTACACCGCCAAACTGTTCGACAACGCGGCGCTGACCGGCTCCGCACTCGTCACGTCGAGCAACATCGTCGCCTCTTAACTTCGGTACGCCGGGAGTGTATAGTGGGGCGGGGCCGTCAGAGGCTCCGCCCTTTTCGTTTAAGCCAGGAGAAGCCCCCATGTTGAGTGACTACGCTCCCGAAAAAGCCGACATCGAGTATCGCGGAAAAGTGCTTTGCACTGTGCGCGGTCTCAACTCGACCGATGTCGCAACGCTGCTCCGCAATCATGTTGCGGATTTGCGGATGCTGTTCACGTCCTGGGACGCCACCCGGAAGTTACTTCCGGCTGACGACAACGATATCGAGGCGCGCGTCTACAGCGCCATCATCAACGCGCCCGCGACCATCGTGAAGACGATCCTTATCGCGACCGGGGAAACCGATCTGGACGCGGCGAGCCGGTTGTCGATGCCGCTACAAATGAAGATCGTTCTGAAGGTGTTGGAATTGACGTTCGAGGATGTCGGCGGCCCTTTGGGGTTCGCGGTGCTATTGAGGACGATAGTGCTGACGACCAGCTCGCAGCCCTCCGACCCCACGCAGTCAAGCCAGCGGACGATCCAGTAATCCGACACTACCGCGACATTCGCGATTGCGTCGGTTTGCTACTGTCGGAAGGACACTACCACGCTCCGTGGTATCCGCTTGGACGCCTGTGGAGTGAAGTGCGGTTTACGCGACGGCGCATTCATGCGAGAATGCGAACAGAGGCATTGCTACACCGCGTTGCCGTGAACGGGACCGGGCAACAAGTGACAGAGACCTTGGAGAAACTGACCGATGGCGAATGAACGCTCCACCGATCTGATCCTGCGGGCGCAAGTCGATCAGGCGCTCCAGCCGCTTGCACAAGTCACGACTAAAGTGAAAGAGCTTGTCGCTGCGCTCGCGCAACAACAAGTAGCGGCGGCAAACGGCATCGGTTCGACGAAGGACTACGCCAGGTCGTTGCAAGATTTGATCGACGCGGCGGGGCAACTTCTGTTGAAGCGGGAGGCGCTTGACGCGTTCTCCCGCAAACAGGCTTCAGTCGATAAACAGCAAACCGTCGTAGACACGCGGCAACAGAAACGCGACGACTTCGCCGCGTCTCTGCCCGACGTGACGGAACGAACCGACAAACAGACGAACGCGCTCACGCGATTGGACAACTCGCTCGCCGGTTCGGTGACGCGGTTGAACACGCTGACGGCGACTTTCCAGAAGTCGGCTGACCAGCTTGTCCACATGGGCGTACTGACCGATCAGCTTGACGCGAAAGTGCAGCGGCTCGCACTCGACAGGGCGCACGCGGAAATCTCCGCCGCACAGTTACAGGCGGCGCAAGGGATCAGCGAGGGTAAAGCCGGAGCGGACCCGCTACAGAAGGCGCTACTGGACGCGGGCGTACAGAACCAAGTAGCGAACCAGCGCGCTCGCGACGCGACCAAGTTCATCGCGGATCAGGAACGCGAGAAACAAGCCGTACTGGACGCGGCGACGGCCATACGCGAGAAAGGCCGCATAGCGCAAGAGGCGGCAGACAAACAGTCTCCGCTCAACGCGCGCCGGTTCGACGTAGAAGAAGCCTTCCGGGTAGCCGATGCGGAGAAGGCGCTGGCGAACCGGCGCGCGAAGGACGCTTCCGAGTTTCAGGCGGAACAGCGGGCGCTTGCGGCGGAAGTATCTTCCGTATGGGCGGCAGAGGACGCGGCGGCGGTGAAGGCGCGGGAGTCCTTTGACGCCTTCCGGGCGACCGTGCAGAAGGCGCAGGGACAGGTCGCCTCGCTACACGCCGATGCGGCCAGCCGAGCCGGAGCGCTGGGCGTCCCGGTGCCTTCCCCCGCGCCTACCCTAGCTGCGAGGGTGCAAGCGGGCTTGGTGCCCCCTCCAAGCCCCGGCACGACCCCTGCCGATTTGGCGGGTTTGCAATCAGCGGTGTTTAAGGTTCATTCGACACTCTACTCTGCGGGTGCCGGGGTAGACGAATACACGCAAGGGTTGAAACGTCTCGACGTGGCTTCGCGCGAACTAGGGCGTCAGTCTCAAATTGTAGACAGCTTCGCCCGACAGAAGGCTGCGGCGGACGCCGCGCGCAAGGCGTTCGATGACGTGGTCGCGGAGATCGCCCGACTGGAGGCGTCCGCGAAGACGATCACGAACCCTGACCAACTTTCGGAAGTTACTTCCAGAACGACGGCGCTTCGCCGCAGCGTCGATCCGCTCGCGAACAGGGCGCAGCAAGAGCGGGAAGCGTTGGCCGCAGAGGAAGCCGCGCTAAACAAGATCGGGGTGACGGTCGGCACTCTCGACGATGCCTTGATCCGCTATACGAACCTCGCAGTCACGACATCGCGCCTCCGTCGAGAAGCCTTGGCCCTGGAGAAAACCGCACTCGACGCACAGGTTGACGCGCGCGTACGTGCCGCGAGTTCGCTCACGGCGCCGGTTGCCGGAACGAGTGCGCCGTCCGCGAGAAGCGCGGTATCCGCAGTCGCCGGAGCGACGGAGCGCGGTGTGGCCCCGATTGTCGATACGGCTGCGGCGGTCGATAAACTGGACGCGAGCGTCGGCAAAGCGCAGATGACGACGCAGACGTTCAACAAGACGATGGATCAGGTCTACGCGGTGCAGCGGCAGATCGCGAGCGATGCCAGCCTGATTGACCAATTTACGCGACAGAAGACCGCAACGGACGCCGCCCGCGCGTCTTTCACGGCGGCGCAAGCGGAGGTCGTGCGTCTCGGTGCGGCGGTGAAAGCCGGTTCGGCTGATGTCAGCGAACTGGCGCGAGCGGAGCGCACGCTGGAGACGAGCCGGGGAAATCTCCAGGGTCAGGTCACGCAACAAGCGCAAGTGGACGCTGCGTTGCTGGTGCGAAGGATCAGCACGGCGAACCTGACGGCGGAAACCGATAAGTTGATAGCGTCGGCCACGCGGCTCGCGACCGTGCAGTCTCGCGCGACGCAAGGCAACCCCGGATTGTTCGGCCTGTCCTCGTACCAACTCCAGAATTTAAGTTTCCAGGCGAACGACGTTATCACGCAGTTGTCTCTGGGCCAGGGCGTCTTGCGTACGTTCGAGTCTCAGGCCGGGCAGATTTTCCAAATCTTCGAAACGTCCATCTCCGCGATGCGGACGATGTTACTTATCGGCGCTCCGGTCGCCACCGCAATCGGGCTTATCGTTCTGTCCCTGGAGCGTGTGTACTCCGCGGAAGGCGCATTACGCAGTTTCAATGCGGCCCTCGCCGGTACAGTTGACGCCACGGGCCGGTCAAGCGCGGTGTTACTTGGCCTCCAACGTCAAGCGGAGCGTCTCGGCCTCTCGTTCGCGGAGGCCGGTACGGCGGTTAAGACGTTCCTTGGGCAGAACCTCAGTTCCGAACGTATCGAACAGTTCACAACCGCCGTCGTTAACATGACGCGGGCCTTCGGGATTACGACGGACGAAGCGACCAAGAAACTGTCGATCATCCCAACCGGGAGCATCGACGACCTGGAGAAGCTACTTCAGGAGATGAAACTACTGACGCCGGAACTGGCGCGATATTTGGAAGCGCAGCGAGACGGCGGCACGATTGACGCGGCGCGCGCGGCGACGATTGACGCCGTTTCCGAGGCCATGAAGCGCGCCAAGAAAGACGGAATCGGTCCGTACAGTGACGGCATCGTTGAACTGAAAAACTCGTGGCACGATTTTCTGGACGCACTCGGTTCGCAAGAGGTCGCGGACAAGAACAAGGGGTTCTTCAAGGCGTTGATCGACGGTGCTCGGGGCACCGTAGACGTTCTGAGCGCGCTCACGAAGGGGCTTACCGGGCAGGGACGCGGCGGCTCTACGGACAATCCGGCGCTCCGCAACGCCCAACATGACGTAGACACGCTATCCGATAAGTTCCGTACGGCGTTCGATAAGTACAACACGCTGCGCGATGAACTGACCAAGCAGGGGATTGAGACTAACCCGCTACTTGATCGACTTGGACGACAGGTTGACGAACTTGAAAAGAAACTGATCTCTGCCGCCGACAAGTTTAAGCTACTTCAACTCGCCGGGCAGTCGCCCGAAGGCGGGCCGACAACCGGCACAAACGCGATAAACGCGCTTGCGGGTAGCGCGGCGAGTGCGGCACTGGAACACCGCGGGCAGACCTTGCAAGCCGTCGCACCGTTCATCGGGCAGAGTATCGAACCGATCATCAACGCGTGGTGCGCGGCCTTCGCCAACGCGGCGTTGCGCGCGGCGGGCATCCAAGGCACGGGAACGAACGTCGCTACCGACTTCGAGAAGTGGGGCGTCGGGATAGCCAACGCCGCCGAAGTCCGCGCGGGTGATATTCTCGTGCAGTCAAAAGGTCATCCAGCAGGTGAGCCGGGAGGCCACGTTGGTATCGCGACCGGGAACTTCAAAACCGGGTCGGACGGCGTACTGTTGGTTGAAATGGTCTCGGGCAATTACGGCAGCAAGGTAGCCACGTCATTCGAGGACCCGCGTCAACTCGGTATTCGACGCGCCGGGACAACGCAGGTCGGAAGTAACTTCCCAACTCAGACCGGCGTGATGACCGGCAACGCCGTACCGGGGCTGACGCAGTCTGCGAACCAACTGGAGCAAACCCGGCTCCAGCGTATGATCGACCAGCAGTTGTCGCAAGAGGCGATGGGCAACAGCGCCCTCCGCATTGCGCGGGATAAGGCCGAAGCCGACGCGAAGCGCCGTGAGGTCCAGGCGCAGATGGACAAGGACCGAAACGGACTGGAGGAAGACGACCAGAGCAAAGCACTGCGGGCCAAACTGGACACGGACTTCCGGTCGCGCCAAAAGTCGGTTCGCGACAAGGAAGATGCACAAGTTAAGCAGGAGGCGGACGCCGCCAAGCGCGCACTGGACGACCGGATCGCCAATGCCGACCCGACGAACGCGGCGGCAAAACGACAGGCGGCTTTGAACGCAACGCAAGCGTCACTGGATCAAATTGCAGCGTTGGTCGCCAAAGGTGTTACGACCATCGGCGGTATGCCGATCGAACAGTTCCGTAATCAGGTGTTGAAGCTACGAGATCAGGCCGTAGACATCGCGACGGCGGAGGCGGACAAGGCTATTGTTGATGCCGCCGTGAAGGAGCGCGATGACCGCGTATCTAAGATCGCCGCGGACCTGAAGGCCGGAACAATAACGCTGCAACAAGCGTTCGACCAAACCGCCGAAGTCGTGCGGCTGTCCGGCACGAGGGTCAGAGCCGCCATCGCGGTGTCGAACGCGGACCTTCGGGCACAACCGCAAACCGCTCGCGCGCAGGAACGGCTTGCGGCCAACGCCAAGATCGACCCGAACGACGCCAAGGCGTTTGAGACGCTGGACGCGGAAAGTCTGACGAAGATCGGCGATTTGATCTCCGCGCGCAACGACAAGGTTAAGACGCTCAACGATCTCGTGGCGAACGGCCACAGGACACAACGTGAGGCGGACGCCGAACAGATCAAAGCCTACGCCGAAGCGAAGCCGGTCATAAACGGGTTGATCGACTCGCTCCAAAAACAGATTGACCTCCAGCGTTCACTCGGGGAAATCTCGCCTGAAGTCTACGCCAAGATGAAGGCGGCTATCGAGAAGACGAAAGCCTCGAACGACGACCTGACGGCCTCGCAACGTAAATTCGCGAACGAGGTTGACCAATCAATCGTCAGCCACGCGCTTCAGGGTTTCGACACGCTCGCGCAAGCCGTAGGTAACGTCGCGGCGGGCGTCGGCAACATCGGCGACGTGGCGAAAGCGGTCGGCGTCGCCTTCTCGCAATTCGCGGCGGGCGTACTGAAGGACATCGCGTCGATCATCATTAAACAGGAGATACTGAACGCGCTTCAGTCGAGCGGCGCGGGAGGCGGCATCGCCAAGTTGTTCAATGCCGGAGCCGGCGCGGCGGCGGGTGCCGGATCGGCGGCAGCGGAGAGCGGCACGTTCATCGACACCGTGAGTACTCTTTCGGCGGCGGCGCACGAAGGCGGCATTATTGGCGCCACCACAATGTCTCGATCCGTCAACCCCGACATATTCGCCAACGCGCGACGGATGCACACGGGGGGCGTCGTCGGCCTCGGGCCGCAGGAAGTGCCGCTTGTTGGTAAAGTCGGGGAGGAAATGCTTACGGCGAACGATCCGCGTCACCGGAATAACTACACCGGGAAACCGGAAGTAACTTCCGCGCCGCAGTCGATCCGTCAGGTTCTCGTCATGAATGAGCGGGACCTCGCCGGGGCACTCGCCGGTTCTCACGGCGAGAAGACAGTGATAACCCACATTAAGAACAACGCGGGCGCAATCCGCAGCATCCTGGGGAACGGTTGATGCCGACGTACACGAAACTCGACCCATCCACGGCGGGAACCGACATCACGATCAGTCCTTCGGGGCTGACCGCTTCCGCGCCGGGAGCCGCCTCTTTTACTGCCGTCCGGGCGTTTGAGGGGAAAACCGCCGGTAAGTGGTATTTTGAGTTTACCGTCAACGACGTACTCGACGACGGCTTGTTCGGATCAATCCACGTCGGAGTTGTGGGCTACAGGTACGGTACCATTTTACCGAATAGGTTTGTCGGCGACCAGGATTTCAGCACACCTAGCGCCGCACGAACCGGGCTGGCCACGGGCTCGACAGGTGGATGGTACGGAAACAACGTAGGTGACGGTTTTTCGCATGTTTCCGATACGTGGGTCGCCGGAGATCACGGCGCGCTCGCTTTTGACGTAACCAAGCGGCTCGCGTGGTTCAAACTGAATACCGGATCGTGGAACGGCAACCCGTCCGCTAATCCGGCGACCGGAGTCGGCGGGTTGAAGTTCGAAAACAACTCCGGCGCCGACAGCCTGACACTCGGAACGCGAGTGTGGCCCGCCGTGTCGGTTCGGAATACGCCCGACAGCGTTACGCTTAATTTCGGAGCATCGGCATTTCGTCACGCGCCGCCAACCGGGTACAGCGGATGGACTTCAACATACTCTGCCGTGGGCGATCTTGCGTACGGGGGATATACAGTATTCACTCAACCGACTTTATGGGTCACGCCCTTCACGCCTGCTACGGATTTCAGCCTCGGCGCCCTGCTGATAAACATGGTATCGAGCGGGCCGGGGCATGTTCGCGGCGTGCTGTTCGACTCCGATGGTCCCGGCGGCGTGCCCGGTACGTTACTGGACTCGACGCCGGTCTACTCCGTCAACGGCTCGCCGGGTTTCTCGTCACGTTTCAACTCTCAGCCGATCATCGCGGCGGCGCATAAAGTCTATATCGGCTACATCACGGATTTCGTGATGGACGGCGGCACGACACGAGCGGGCGGAACTACCGGGTACACTAACGGTAACGCCGGTGAGCCGGGGGCGCCGTCCGTGGACTTCCTGCCGACGACGTTTCCCGAACCGGCGTCGATCATCGCGCCCGCGATGGCGGTCATCGAAGGGTCCGGCGTATTCTCTCCGGTGTTTCCTATCTGGACGATTGAGCCGGATTGGGTAAACGGCGTAACGGAGCGGCTACAGTGGAAAACCGATGTTATCCGGTCGCAGAGCGCGGACGAACAGCGTCGTTGTCTCCGCGCTTCTCCGCGTCGTCAGATCGAGGCGTCCTTCACGCTTATCGACGCGACGCGACGCCTGTACGACGCGTACATGATTGGCCCCGCCGCGAGCCGGTGGATATATCCGCTATGGTGGGAGAAACTGTTTCTCGCAAGTGCGCACGATGCCGGTTCGATCACGTTGACCTGCGACACGACGGACGATACCGAGATCGTCGCCGGATCGACAATCGTGTTGATCGACTCCGACACGCCTTTCATTTTCGAGGGCGTCGTCGTCGCGGAAGTAACTTCCGGGCAACTCACGCTGGCGTCGCCTTTGGTCCGCGACTGGCCTCGTGGGTCATCGGTCTACCTTACGAAACAGGCGTTCATGCAGGGAACGCAGAACGGCAAGCGCATGGGCGACGGCGCGCAGCAAGTCACCATCTTGTTTCAGTCCGTGGAGATAAACGATTTCGACGCGGTCGAGCCCGACGTCCTGCCGGGCGCGCTTTACCCGGTGTTAGCCGTTCTCCCGAATGAGGCTACCGATATCAGCGTCACGTACTCGCGGCTGCTTGCGGAGTTTGACAATCAGCTTAGTCCCTGGACGCCGCGTAGCGACCTCGGAGGGCGCTCGCTCGTCGTGCAACAAGTTGGGCTGGTCCTGCAAGGCCGCGCGGAGATGAAAGCGTTTCGTGGATTTCTCTACTGGCTACGCGGGAAACTGATGCCGCTCTACGTGCCGACGTACTACCGCGACGTGGTTCCGGCCCAATTCGCGGCAGCTACGAGCACTACACTGGTTATCGAGCGATATGGCTATACTGAATACATTCTCTCGGCGGACACTGAGAGACATCTTGTCGGTTTCTACTTCCATGACGGAAGCGTCGTGTTGCGCACAGTCGCGAGCGCGGAGATTATTAGCGATCAGACAGAGCGACTTACCTTCACGGAGGCGCTTGGTCGTAACGTGGCCGAGGATATTCTCGTGCGCGCCTGTTTTGTTGTGCTGTCCCGACAGGACCTGGACGAGATCGAAATACTGCACCACACTGACGCGTCGGGAGCCGCGACCGTCACGACAGCGTTCGCCGCAATCACGGATCGTCGAGACGCCAGTCCGTACTCGACGAACATATTTACCGGGTCGTACGTGCAGTCAGGCGACGGTTTTCCGCCACTCCCCTCGAACGTGGATATCGTCACGGACCCCGGCTCGTCAGTATTCGAGGGTTCGCAAGACGGCGGAAGCGGCGGCGCCGACGGTAGCGGCGGCGGCGGTGATGGCGGCGCAGGCGCTGACGGTAGCGCCGGTGGTCAAGCCTAGCGAAACGGTTCGAAGTCTGCTAAAGAGGATCGTATGTCAGGATCATCCTATGACCTCCGCGAGATCAGCACCAACGACGGTGAAGATGTTCGCCTGTACACGTTCAAACGCGGCGACGCGTTCTGGCGCTATGCGTCAGGCGACAGAGACGTGTCGTACGCGGGCGACATTTATTCCGCAATCGCGATACTGGACGACGGTTTTAAGCAGAAAGGTCAGGCGGTAACGGACGATTTCACTATAACCGTTCCGTCGTCAATCGCGATCCCGCGCATGTTCGTCGGTACGCCGCCGTCTCAACCGATAAAGGTGCAGGTTCGACTACTGCAATACGGCGATAATTTCGCGCCGCTGGTGTGGACCGGCTTCATTTCCTCGGTTAAGTACCGTGATCCGGTCACGTCCGACATCGTGTGCAATACGCAAACCTTTTTTCTCAACCGTCGCGGTTTACGTCTCGCGTGGACGCGCGGCTGCACCCACAACGTCTATGGTCCCGGTTGCGGCCTGGGCGCGGGCGATTGGGCCGAACCGGCGACGATCACGGCGCTGTACGGGAACGCTTTCGGGTACGCCCTGGACGCGCAGCCGTCCCCCGCACGGTGGGACAATCGTTTCGCAGCGGGTTTCATTGAGTGGAACCCCGACCCGGCGTACGTGGAGCGACGCGGCATTCAGCAGGACGACGGATCGACCTGTATTCTACTTGGAGCCGCGGACGGCCTGACCGTCGGCATGGCCGTAAGGCTGCTTCCCGGCTGCACACTGGTCCCGTCCTCGTGCCGTCACTTTGGCGATCCGGGTATCGGCAACATATCCAGGTACGGCGGTTTCGGTATGCTGCCCGGCAAGAGTCCGTTCGACGGCAATCCGGTTTTCTGAGAAGGAGCGCAGTCGTGAATTTCGTTTGGGCTATCGCGCTACTCATCGTCTCCTACGTCATAACCGCGCTCACGACGCCGCATCCGAAGAACACGGACGCGACGCCGACGAAATTGACCGATTTCAGCTTTCCTGTCGCGCTGGAGGGCACGCCGCAGTCGGTTATCTTCGGGGATTGCTGGACGCCGGATTGGCAGGTATTATGGTATGGGAACCTGCGCACTGAGGCGATCAGGCAATCAAGCGGCGGCGGTAAAAAATGACGGAAGTAACTTCCGAATTACGGTGCCACATACGCCACTTGCGCGCCGCGAAATTATGCACCGGCGGCGCTCGTGCGTGGTTCGCGGCGCATGACATGAACTGGATGGCGTTCCTGCGGGACGGCATCGCGGCGCAAGTGTTTCTCGACACTGGCGATCCGCTGGCGCTACGGGTAGTTGACGCGGCTCGCGCGGAAGTGACTTCCGGTGAGTAAAGGCGGCGGTAACTCACAGATCACCGGGTACAAATACTTCTTCGATATCCTTATGGGTATCGGGCGCGGCCCGGTTGACGACGTGGTGACGATCAAGGTTGGAGATCAGTACGCATGGGTGGAGAACGGGCCGGTAGTGGACGGAACATCCGTCTCGATAACCGCGCCAGAATTGTTCGGCGGTGATACTGGCGAAGGCGGCATCGTCGGAACGCTCACGTTCCTGTTCGGCGCGGCCAGTCAGATCGTTCCGGGTTTCATAAAGGACGCCATATCCGCCGTTCCGTCTGGCGATGCGGTGACGTACGTTGACGGCGTAGGCGTTCAGGACAGCACCATCGTTACGGAGCGGCGTGCGGACATATCCGACTTCAAGGGCACGACGACGCTGTACTACAGCGGTCAGGTTTGCTCGAATAATCCGTATCCGAAGACGTGGAAAATCAGAACGCGTCGTGCGCTGAATGGCTGGGGCGACAACGGTTGCTGGTATCCCGCCAAGGTGCGACTACTCTCGTTCGTTGACGTGACGCGGGACGGCGTCACCACGCCAAGCGCCGTAATCGGGATGAACCCGGCGCACATTCTGTACCAGTGCTTAACCGATCCCGAATGGGGCCTCGGCCTCGATCGCGCGGACATGGACGACGCGGCCTGGACGTACGCCGCGAACGCCCTTTGGACCGAGAACTTTGGAATGTGCATTCGGTGGACGAAGGACACCGATATCGGTGCCTTCATTCAAACGGTAATCGACCATATCGGCGGCGTGCTGTACATCGACCGCGGCACCGGCCTGATGATCCTGCGGCTGATCCGCGACGATTACGACCGCTCGCTCGTGCCGTTCTTCGATTACCAATCCGGGCTGTTGTCCGTCACGGCCAGCGAGACCGGCTCGTCGCTTGTGGTGGCGAACGAGGTCATTGTGAACTGGCGCGAACAGAACCTCGACGAAGATCGGCAGAAGCGCGTACAGAACCCGGCGTCGATCCAGTCGTTGAACGCCGTGGTGTCGGTGACAAAAGACTTCCCCGGCATCTACGATCAGGACATCGCGACGCGCGTGGCGTTGCGGGAACTACGTGTAGGGTCCGCAGGGCTGAAACGTCTCACGCTGAAGTTCGACCGGCGCGCGTGGCGCATTCAACCCGGTATGGTGATCCGCATCGCCGCACCTGACGCGGGTATCGGGAGTATGCTTCTTCGCGTAGCGACGTACGACGACGGAACCATGATCGACGGCACGATAACGATGGAGTGCCTTCAAGACGTGTTCGGCCTTCCATCCACAGTCTACGCGGCGGCAGTTCCCGGTAGCTGGATACCGCCGGTACAGTCGGGTTTCGCGCCGTCGATCACGCGGGAGTTCGTCGCGGAGGCGAACTACTTCGAGATGGCCCGCATCTTGTCTGCGGCGGAGCTGGCGGCGGTGCCAGATACCGAAGGCGGCGTTATCGGCGTTGCCGGTCGCCCGACGTTGACGAGTAAGTCAATCCGCATGAGCGCGACTCCGACTGGCGGCGCGCCGTCCGTATCGACCGGCGTGTTTTCGCCAGTTGGCGTTGTTGTCGCGCCGGTCGGGTATTACGACACCGGCCTCGATCTGTCGGCGGGTTTCGACCTGACGGAAGTTACTTCCGACACGGCGGCACTGTTGGGCGACGAGGTTATCAAGATCGTCAGCTTCGACATCACGACCGGGCACGTTACGATTGAGCGCGGTGCGGCTGATACCATCCCCGAGAAGCACTCGACCGGCGAACTTCTGTTTTTCTACGACGGCGACCGGCTCGCGCGGACTGATCCATTCGCCTTCGGCGAAGTGATCGACGTACAGTTGCAGAACGTGACCGCGACCGCCGCGAGCGATCTTGTCACCGCGACACACGAGGAAGTCGTCATTGTCGCACGGCACATGCTGCCGTACGCGCCGGGCGACGTGGAGTTGAACGGCTCACTCGCGCTGACCGACGATCCGACTGCCGTTCGCGGCGACGCCACCCTGACGTGGGTCGCGCGCAACCGCCTGACGCAGTTCGATCAGATAGTGACGCATCTCGACGGCGCGGTTACGGCAGAAGCCTCGACGACATACGTAGTGGAGGTCCATGACGGCGCGACTGACGCGCTGATCCGGTCGCACACCGGGATATCGGCCAGCACCTATACCTACGACGCGACCGAGGCGGCGAGCGGGCCTGACCCGGAGCGCGTCGATTTGATCCTCTACACCGTGACGGACGGACGGCAAAGCCTGAAATCGTACCGGGTGAAACTGGCGTACGTGGGCGACGGCGTCGGTATTGCCCGCATGAGCGGCGTCGGGGCGCTGCACGGCGTCGGCGAAATCGTGCGATGGGGCGCGGCCACGATGCACGGGCAAGGCGCTTTCGTCGGTTCGATGATGGCAATCGGTACGGCGATTACGACCGCGACGATGCACGGGCAAGGCGCGATGAACGGCGTCGGGACTGTTCTCGGCGTCGCGATTACGAACGCGACCGTGCACGGCCAAGGCGAGTTCAACGGCGTAGGCTCGTGGCTTGGACCGTCGATCACCGAGGCCGCGATGGCAGGAACCGGCGAACTGGCAGCGACCGGATCGTCCATTGCCGAGACAACCGGCACGATGACGGGCACAGGCTCTACGGCGGTGTTCGACTCGACGGTTGCGACAACGGTAGCGACCATGACCGGAACCGGCGCGATGCCCGCGACGGGAAGTTCGCTACAAGTGACGACCGCGACGATGGCCGGAACCGGCGCAATGGCGGCGGCTGGAGTCGGCCTGTCCGACACTGTCGCGACGATGGCGGGCGTCGGGACCCTGGCCGCGGTCGGAACCGCGGATGCCGCAACCGTTGCGACCATGACCGGAACCGGGACACTAACCGGGATTGCCGGAAGCACCGGCACGGGCGTCGCGACCATGGCCGGAGCGGGTGCGCTCACCGGGGCTGCATCGGCTATTGCCGCGACAGTTGCGACCATGGCCGGAACCGGCACGATGGCCGCAGTTCCGATCATCGTAACCAGCTACATGCGTCCGGTCCCAGGTGGCGTAGTCGAGACGACAGCGACATACACAAAACCGTTCCCCGACGGAACATCGGCATGATCGGAAGTTACTTCCGAGTTGGAGAGTTGAAATGACCACGCGGTATTGCAACAACGGCAACGGTTCGACTACCGGGTTTTGGGGAATTACGGCTTGGGCCACCGGAGTATCCACGCCGACAGGGACCATCGTGCGAGCAACCGCGCCGTCGTCGGGCAACGAACGTGCGTTTCGCAACAACGGCGGGACGTTCACTACGGGGGCGCTGCAACCAACCTGGAACCTCGGTAACGGCGCGACCACGGCGGACAATGGTGGAACCTGGACCGAGGTTACAGGCAACGCCACATACGCTTGGACGGCGTGTTTTGCCCTACTAGAAACTGCGTACGGACGAAGTTCTGCCGACGATATTATTTATCTCGGTGATGATCATACGCAGACGCTCAGTCAGGATATGAACTCCGGGATAAGCGCCGATACGAGTGTTCTGAACGTCATATCGGTGGATCACACCGTCGCGTCGCCGACGGCCTCAGACGTAAAGACTGGGGCGGCATTCACCAACAATTCATCGAAGAACTGGACGGGTTCGTGGTATTTCAATGGCCTCACGTTTTCTTCCGGGTCAACGGGAGGCTTCAACGTCACCAGTAATCGGGTCCAAATTTACGAAAACTGCACGATCAGTCAGAACGGCTCCAGCCAGCTTGGAGCGACGGGCACATATACGGAGTTCATCAACACGGCGTACAACCCGACTAGCGGACTCGGGCAGTTATTCACGAGTTCATCATCCGGGGGTCGTTTCATTTGGCGTGACACGGCGAGCGCGGTAGGCGGCTCCGGCGCGACCAATATGTTCTCGGGCGGCAACTTCACTGAGATCAGTCTTATCAATGTGGATATTTCAGGGCTGACCGGGGCGATACTCGCCGTTGTCAATAATCCGGTGCAGATCAACCTGAGTCGGGTCAAAACGGCCAGTGGTTTCGGCGGCACGAACGGTTTCGGTTCGGGTCTCGGTTACGGGCGCGTCGTGTGTTTCGCCGCCGCCAACGGCGCGGACACAGAGGCACACTCCATCTACGACACTCTCGGCACGCTGACCAACAGTCTCGCCGTAATCCGTACGGGAGGCGCTAACGACTCCATCGCAGGTTACTCCGAAAAGATCGTGACCGGGGCAGGCGTAAAATTCCGTAACCTTTTCGTCGGCGAAGCCCTCCATAAATGGAACGCCGCCATCGGCTCGAACGCAACGGTCACGGTGTACGCGATCTCTAACACGTCGGCCATTCCGACCAACGGTGATCTGTGGCCGGAAGTTCGGTACTTCGGGAGCGCGAGTAGCCCCGTTGGGTCTGTAAAGACCGGTTCGAAGTCCAACATGCTGACGATAGCGGCGAACTGGAGCGCGGATACGTCGGCCTGGGATACGCTGGCGACGGCTCGCGCCAACTCACACACGCAAGCCGTTGGCGACGCAATTAGTGTATCTAGTAACTCCGGTAGAGTATTTTTCTGCACCGCGATAGGCTCGTCGCCGCACAACACCGCGTCGAGTCTACCGGGAGGCTACGCTACGGCGGTTGACGGCGGAACCGTAACAGACGGCGATTGTACCTTCCGCGCCGGGTGGCGTATCGCCATGGTGGTTACGCTCACGTCGCCGCAACCACAACTCGCGGGGTTCGTCACGGTGCAGATGAAGTTCGCCGCCGCGAGTTCAACCTACTATGTCGATCCGGGCTTCACTCTGACGTAGACCGGAAGTAACTTCCGTGCTATACCGTAACTCCAACCCAAGGAAACTTCACCATGAGCATCGCTGACGCCACCGAAACCGCAGTAATGGCCCTGATCTTCAACGCGACGGCCTGGGCCAACTACGCGGACAACGCGGCCAGTTCGCCGCAGACCAACATCGCGGTCGGGCTACACACCGCCGATCCCACAGACTCCGGTACCATGGCCTCGTCTGAGGTCGGGTACACCTCTTACGCTCGTGTCTCCGTTGCGCGCACGTCAGGCGGCTGGACCTGCACTGGCGGTAGCGCATCGCCAGCCGCGAGCGTGGATTTCCCCGCTGGCACCGGCGGCTCGGGCACCGTCACGTTCGCCTCGACCGGCAAGACGGGCGGCGGTTCCGCCGCGATCTTGTTCTCCGGTGCAGTCTCGCCGTCCGTCGTCACGGGTAGCGGCGTCACCCCGCGTCTCGGCACGTCCACTACGATCACGCTGGACTAGCCGTGCGACATGCCGCCGCGTTCCGTCGGTGTCTGATGGAGTTGGACGTGACCGCCATGCGTAAATTGTGGCGACACGTCTCTCCACACTTGGAACAGCCAAAGACGGATGACGAGTGTCTGACGACGATGCACATGGCTCGTCGTCAGATGCAGACAATTCCCGCCGCGCTGCGAACGTATTCCGAAACATGGCTGGCCGAACGCCGTACGAGTATCGAGGTCGTCACGACCGGCGTCATGGTGCGCGACGCAACACTCGGCAAGCCGCGCGGCATCGGCGTTGCGGGCGCCATGATCGACGCCGTCGAGAGGTCAGCCGTAGCCGGGCTGCACCCTGAGTTCGATGCCGCTGAAGTACGCCGCCGCATGATGGCGGCGCGAGAGAAGGAACATATGCGGCCATTCGCCGTACGCCTATGAGAAGTAACTTCCGAGAACACTAAAATAGCCGGGAAACTGTCCAATGACGTTCATGGAATTTTTCGACCAGCACGGAGCCGCGATCATCATCGCGGTAAGCGCGTCGCTGCCCCCAAGCATCGCCTCCGTCGTTGCCTCGGTCGCGTCCATCTTGAACGCGCGCACGTCATCACGAAACGAAAAGGCGCTCACCGCGGTTCAAGTGAGACAGGTCACGAACAGCGCCGAACTAAAGAGCGATATCCGGGACATGGGGCACGCCGTCACGAACGGTATGGGACGCGCCATCGTGGCGAAAGCCATGGACACTATCAGACCGGCGATTGCGCGAGAGGCGGAAGTTGCGAACGATAAACTCGTACGGACCGCCATCAAGGTCGCGAGCGATCTCGTAGCAGAACAAAAAGCAACCTGGGACGGGATCGAACGGCGCAGCGGTCCAAAAGACCGGCGCCAAGAATAAAACTGGACACGAAGTAACTTCGCATGTATATTCGTCTCGCTACCTCCTAGTGCTACCAGACTTGGCCCTCCGGTGTCGCATCGGAGGGCTTTTTCTTTACCCCCTGAAAGGAGATGCCCCATGAATACTTATCTCGCCGACGCTTTGCCGGTGATCCTGACGGCCCTCGCTGCTCCGGTCACGTACTACCTCGTGCAGATGCTTACCGTGCTCATGGCGAAGTTCGGCCTCCAGGCGACGGCGCAGGACAAGGCTAACATGGAGGCCGAAATTCGGACGGCCATCGGCGCGGGTATCGCGACGGTGCCGTCGATCATCACGGACGGCGTTATCACGCGCGCCGCGATGCGAGACGTGTTGCTTGCCGCGACCGCCTACATGCACCAGAGGTTCCCCGACCGTGTGGCGCAAATCATCGACGGCACGCACGACGACACGACGCCGAATGCTGCGGTGCAGCAAGTCATCGCGGCTCGTTTGCCAAAAGTCATACAGGAGACCCTGCCCGCGCCGGGGCTTGGAGCGGCCGTACAGGCGGCGGCTACTTCCGCTGCACCTACCCTACCGACCCTCGGCTGAAAGCCTGCCCTACCCCCGAAATCGACCCGTTTTCGACCCATCTAAACCCCTACCCCGGAGAGTAAAGCCCATGAGGCCCCTTGTTCTGATTTTGTTCCTGGTCGGGTGTGGTACAAATGTCACACCCAGCGCACCTGTCAGCAAAGCCGACATCGCGGCGGTCGAGGTCACGCTGACTGCCGCCGTCAACGCGGCGAACACCTGTCTCAACCTGAAGGCCGGGCCGTGTACCAGTCCCGCCGTGCGGACGCCGATGATCGCGGATATCCACGCGGCGCACGACACGTTCAAACAGGTCCAGCGCGACAACAACGCCGGCTTGCCTGTATCGCTTACGGCGCTGACCGCCGTACTGTCGCGACTCGCGACTGAAACCCCCGTCGCGCCTGCGGCGGTTCACTGAAGGAGGAACGTATGCTTGCAGCTTTACCCATCATCGAAGCGGCTATCGCGCTGCTTGGTCAGGTGCCGTCGCTCATGACGGCACTCGCGACCGTGAAGACCCTTATCACGGAGAACCGTGATCCGACGCTGGAGGAACAGGCGCAATTCGATCAGGCGCTGGAGGACGCCGTCGCCGCTACACCGGCAACCTGACAACGCGGTGTACGGCAAAAAGGGCGGCTCGCGAGAGCCGCCATTTTCTCGTGTCCGTAGTATCAGATACCGAGTTTATTCACCATCGCGCGAGCCTCGTGTCGGTCAAGAAACCTAACGGCGGAAGTAACTTCCGCGAGTTTAGTTTTCGGATCACGGGTGTTGGCTGTCTGCCCGATCTCCTTTCCGACGATCACACCGGGACCGGCGAACAGACCTTGGCCGCAGCCCGGCAGAGTGAAGAAACAATCGAACACGTACAGACCCTCGTCGTTCACGTAGACCGTATCGCCGTTCAACTCTCCGGCGAAGGCGATTGTCGTGTACGTATCGCGCCCGACCATACGCTGCAAATCATCGAGGCCAGCGTACTCAACCTACGTAATCTCGCCTTTCGGCGTATTGATCCAGATCGCTTTCATTTTCTGTATCGCTTTCATTTTCTGTTCCTTTAGTATTGAGCCTCGCGTGCCGGGCGGAATGCCGCAACTCGCGCACGACCAGCCGGGCACTCGACCGGGAGGCAGCGCCGGAGAACCCGGCACGTCAAGCAGAGCGCGGCACATGGCGACCGATCTCCCACCCCAACAACGTGTTCTTATCGGCATTATCTGGATAATGCCGCCAGGGCCGCGTTCATCTCCGCGATGAGCCGCGCCGCCGTCGCCGCGTCACCACGTTCGGCAGCGTCGAGCATCTTGCGCCGCATCTCGTCCGGGTTCATCCCGGCGCGGCGCATATCACGTTCAACATTGGCGCAAATCCCGTGTATCACGCGGCTTCGCGGCAACCCCGTCTCCGCGCTGAGTCGGTCGATCTTGGCCTCTATTTTGTTGACGGTTTCGGGGGCCACCCCGGCCTGGAGCATCTTGGAGCGAACCGAGCCGAAATCATCCGACTCCTGATCCGCCAGCCAATCGGCGTAACCTTGGCGCAGGCTGCGCACGACGCCGAGTGAGGCGAGCGTCTCGGCGGTCGGTTCCGCGACCTCGGTCAGCGCCGCGATGGCGTGGTCGAGAGCCAGGACAAGCCCCTTGACGATATCCGGCGTGTCGGTAAGATAGTTAACCATCGTTTCCGTTCTCCTTTTCACCAGCCGCAGTATCGCACAACGCCGTCATCGTGTCAAGTCAATCGGAAGTATACTTCTGGTCCGCCAGGGCGTCCAAAAACTCGCCGTAATAGTCCGCGATATCCCCGGCATGATCCGTGCCGTTGATGATGCGGCGGGCGCCGAACGCGTCGCTACGGTGCGAGTTGAAATAGTCGGCCAGTTTCCTGCCGGTGAACAGGCCGTCGATCATGCCCTCAAACATGATCGCCGCAGCGGTTCGCGGATCGAGGGCCATTTCAGGATGCGTGACCAGATCGAGATGGAGCAACTGGCCGAGTTTGCGGTAGTTGGCCAGCCATGTAAGTTGGACGTATCCTCGACCGTAATACGTCTGGTGCGTCACCGGGTCAGGCACACCGTACGGGTAGCCGTGTCCCCTACCGAACTCCTCGATAGGCTGCATCGTGTGCGCCGTCTCCAGGTAAGACGTAGCGTACGCGTAGGCCAGCCAGCGCGGATCGTTGGCCGCGTACTTCAGGTTCCACGCATCCGCGATAAACGACATGCCGTCAACCTGAGATTGCGACAGGCGTCCGCTAAACAGATTGTCGCGAACCGCGTGGAAAAAATCAGCCCCGAGAACTATCACGGTCAGTATCCCCTTCGTGCATTTGTTGGATCAGTTGTTGCTCGACGACAATTCGTGCCGCCAGCGATACGGCTTCTTCCACCGTATCGCGAACGCCGCGCCAACTCACGTCGTCAGCGGTACGCGTCACGGTGACAGACAGAGCCTTGCCGCTCTCGACAATGTTCACGACGTAGCCATCCGTTCGTCGCGCGGTGAGGTTAAACGGTTTTGGCGGCAGCGGGTCCATGGTTTCTCCTTTGGTTGTTAGCCAGTGCATAGCGGCGGCGGTGCGATTGGTCACGTTGAGCGCGCGGAACAGCAGCGCCTTATGCGATTTCACGGTGCCTTTCGCGACGTTAAGCGTGGCGGCGATCTCTTTATCGGATAGCCCAAGGCGCAAGCAGCGCAGGACATCTGTCTGACGTGCCGTGAGCGACATCGCAGCCCTCCTTGTGGTATCGAGGTATCGGAAGTTACTTCTTTCTGAAAATGCTGCAAACCCGGAAGCGGTGGTTTGTACTGCGAACGATACCGACAACCGCCGTTAGGTCGAATGTGTCTTTCCGCCACATGGGCAGTACCTGGTCGAGCCATACGACGTGCGCGCCCCTCGGCAACCTCGCCAACGCCGTCATGACCTTATTCCGTTTCACCATCGTTGTCTGATAGTGTTCGGCGTCCTCAACCGAATAGGGCGGGTCGGCCAACACGAGGTCATACTTTTCCAGCGGCACGCGGGTAAGGGTTTGCGCATCGTCGGTATAGTGCGTGCCGCCTTTTGGATGGGCCAGCGCCAGAGATAAATTCAGATCGACCGTGTCACCGGGATATAGGGTGGTGTCAACCATCCCCGAGAACAAATGAAGAACGTGTTTCTTGTCGCGGAACAGCGACCGCACGCGAGATAGGTAGGTCGCCGGATACCCGCCGTAGAACTGCGACTTGACCCGGTAGTCGTTACCCATGATCCAGGTGCCGACAAGACGCCCGTCAGGAGAGACGAACAACGAGCCGGGGAAGCCCGTCTCAAATTCGTAGTTCTCCAGCCGGGCGCTCCAACCATACAGGTCCTGTGTCGCGCGCCCGCTCACGAGTCTGGCGAGATCGGCGCTCAAGCGCGTAGCCAGTTGCGTCGCTTGCGCGCCGTTCGTTGGTCCCGTCATTCGGCCTTTCAGCCAGTCGTAGGCTTGTTCTTGGTTCATCCGATCCTCATCCCGTTGACGGAAGTAACTTCCACAATTTTCCAGCCCTCACGCAGTATCGCGGCGCGGTTATCCGGGTTATCGGCCAAACGCTTCACCCCGAGAATACGACTCCACGCCGCTTCCTCGGTGCGGAATACCGGCAGCCAGCGGATACCGAACGGGCTGACTATCCTGAACAGCGTGTCGCTCATGTTAGCCTCCAACGCGCATCGAACCGGGCACGAACACGAGACGATTAGTCGGGAATAACGGGTCGTCTTGACCATGTACCAGTCCTGACAAAACCGGAGGACCCCCAATGTGGCCCCACACGAGAAAATAACTCACGCCCAAGGAGTACGCGGTAATCTCCACAGACAGGGTTTGGATGTTTCGGAATGTGCCGGTTTCGTCTAGCGACCAAACGAAGTCCGCGGGTAGTGTTTCCGCGCCGATCAACTTGCGCTCGGTATCGTACAGTTCGATTTTCATGTTCGCCTCCAACGCGAAAAGACGGGACCTCGCGGCCCCGTCCGTTTCAGAAGTAACTTCCGATCACATTTCCGCGTTGGCGGGTTCCGCGATGCCGAGGGCGCGGAGGTCAACGGCGCCGTCGTCGTCGCCCAAACCGCCATCGTCGTCGTCCAGGTCCGGGTCCGCTGCGGGCTGCTTCCGACCGGCCTTCGGCGGTTTCGCCGCGTCAGCCGCCACCTTCGAGTCGGCTTCGGCCTCGACTTCGGTGTCCGTCTTCGGGCGCCGGATCGTGACCTCGATCTGCATATCGGACAGGGCCATCCGCTGCGACTTCTTGCGGACTGGCTTGAACCAATCCTCGTCGCCGAGCAGGCCGAGGAACGGTTCAACGTCTTCGTACTCGAACGGCGAGCCGGCGGTCGCCTTGAAGTTCATCTTGAAGACCTGGAGTTTCGGCGGTTTGACGCCGCCCGTTTCCAGCGTCGTCTTGGTCAGCTTCGTGGCCTTCTCCGCTTTCTCAGCGGCCAGTTCGTCAGCCTTGGCCGCGGCTTCGAGGATTTTGTCGGCGCCGCCTTCTTTGCGCATCTTGGCGATGGCCTCGTATGCAGCGATCTTGCCGTCGCGGACGAGATCGCGAATGGCCTTCGGCGCGTCGATCAGGACCAGGAGATCGCCAACGTGACGCTCCGAACAGTCCAGGCGATCAGCAATCTCCTTGCGGGCAAGACCCGCGGTCAGCATACGCTTCGCCAGCACCGCCCGCTCCAGCATGGACAGTTCTTCGGCGGAGTTTTCCTTGTCCAGCGCGACCGCCAGATCGAGGCTATCCGCGTCTCCCGGCTTCAGCACGACGGGGATACCGTCAAACTCGAAACCGTTGGCGGCGAGTTGCTGTAGCGCCTGAAACCGGCGATGACCGTCAATGACGACGATCTTCGCCGCGCCGTCGATTTCGGCGGCGAAGCCCGACAGCGGATGGCTTTCATAAAAGCCTTCCGCCTCAATCGACTTGGCGAGTTTCGCGATACCTGCGCGGTACTTCTCGTTGTCGATACGGAGGTTGAAGCCGGGGGCCTCCGTGATCTGGTCCAGCGGGACCAGAAGTAACTTCCCGGACTTCTTGGCGCCGGTCGCGGCAATAGCATCCTTGATCGCGGCGGCGGTGAACTCAATCATCTTCAGGCTCGGGCCTTTGGCCTTGGTAGCGGCCACAGGCTTCGTCTTCGCTGCTTTAGCCATGGTAAGGGGGCTTTCATCAATGGTAAGGTTATTCCTGGTGGACGATCCGCCAGAAAGTCTATTTAAGCACAACTGCGGGGTAGTTGTCAAATCGCTGGCTTATGGACCGAGTAGCAAGAAACCAACGCGATAGAAACCGTCGTTAACCGGACCGACGAGCGTGTGGTGTCCCGGCTCGGCTGACGGATCGTGGGCGATCATACCGCCGAGACAGACGACCGAATGCGCGGCGGCGGCACGGTTCGTGCCGGTGAGTATGTAATAGCTGGTTTCGGCGCTGACCATCATACGCGACATAAGTTCCGGCAGCGGCTCGGGGAAGCCAAACTCCACATAGCCGCCGCAGCGGATGTACTGGTGCAGCCACTTTTGCAGTTTGCCGTCGTACTGACGTACGTCAGATACCGCCGTCATCGGCGGTACGAAACTGAGCGGACAGTGCAGAAGGCTCGCGATACACGCCGCGAAACAATCGTCTTTAGCTTGTTGGTAGATCGGTATCACGCTTTTTCTCCACAGTTACAGTCATGTACGGACGCCCATCAACCTCCGAGTACGTCCGAATGATCGCGAAACGGTCCATCGTTTCGCGAACTTCGTCCAGGGCAACGGTGACGGAAGTTACTTCCAACTTCCGCATCACCAGGGCGATAGTGACGGACAGCATGGCCTGGGCGGTGTCGCCCCAGTCGTCGGCCATGCGGGCCATCATGTCCATCGCGAGTTGCGCCTTCATATCACGACCTCGATCAAGTCGTCGTTCTGAAGCACGGCGGCGATTTCGTGTTCTGTCCCGACCCGGTTCGCCGCCTCGAAACGGACTCCTGTGTACCCTGCGGTTTCCGCGCCGCCGATAAAACGTACGTGATAGACGAGCGCGTTAAGTTTTACGCGGTCATTTTTCTGTAAGCGGTCAACTCTGCGTAGTATCATCGGCTTTTCCTTTTTCCAAAAGCGGCAACGCCCGCTCGATACTCGTCGCGACGCTCTCCATAACCGCACGGGCAAACGGCACCTGTCCTTTCGCGTTCGTCGGGTACACGTCGGGTATCCAGGTCGGATCATCCGAACAGACTGTCTCAGGTCCGCGATCGGATCATCCGATAAACTGACTCGTCATCCTTTGCCACTATTCTGTCCTCGTGATCGCCATGCACGCAACGATATCGCGTGACTGCGTGCGGAACTCGCCGCACTCGACCGTGTATTTGTGCCCGGTACGTTTCTCGATCCGCAGCACGGTCGCCTGGACGGCGTTGCGCCACACGGACAGCAGAGCGGCAGGCGTGTCTTTCAGTGTCTCGTCAGCGTCGAACCGTTTGGCGCGGCAGAACGCCTCGCCGTTCACGTCCAGGTTCTCAATCTGCGCACGCTGCGACGTTTCGTCAAGCACGTAAGGCATTGTCAGATTACTCCTTTCACAGTGTTACACGCGGGACATAGTCGTCCAGCGTACTCATGTCTTCGTTGTTCTTCCCGGCGTAGTTACGCGCCGTCCAACCCTCCATCCACAGTTCGTACGACGCGAACTGCCGCATGATGTTGTAGGGGTTATTGTTGCGGCTGACGCTGTTCTTGTGCGCCATCCAGCCATCGACATAGGCCGGTGGCAGATCGTCGCCGTTAACTCGTAGGGTCTTCACCACGTTTCAACTCCGTTTTGGGTAATATCCCGATACGTTTTACGTCCTCGACCACGTTCTGAAGAACATTGGCGGCGTGTCGTGCTGCCATTTTGCCGCGAACAGCGGTGCGTTGTTCCGACTGCGTGCGCTGCGTTTTCTCGGCGAATATAAGCAGTTTCAGTATCTCGCCGCGAAGTTCTTCCGGCGTATCGGCAATCGCTACCAGCATTTTTCCACACTCCTTCGGAAGTAACTTCCGTTCGGCAGAGAAATTCCACCGATCCAAAATATAGTGTAGCACAACGGCAATGTCGTGTCAAATCTCACATGATTAGTAGTGGGTCTCACATGATTAGGACCGGGTTGCCGAAGTTTCGGTTTTCCGCGTTCGCCCCTGGTAGACGTTCGCGGGTGCGTGCCGGCGCGCCTATGTGGTATGCGGGTACTCGCGTACGCAGATCGTGCGCGTTCGCGCGTAGCGCGCGTCGCCCGGTATCAATAGATCGCGATACGCGCGTTGGGAGACCGTTGGAAGTAACTTCCGTCGATTTCAGCGACTTGACAGGGCGTTGTCGTTGTGCTAGTGTTTGGGACGATCGAAATCTGATCGCCTTCCGGTAATAGTGCCGGAAGTATTACTTCCGAAACGGAACAAGAAATATGTCACAAAATGTAGAGTTCGTGGTGAAAGCCAACAAGTTGATCGTCACCATGGATATCGGTCCGGGGGCGTTGAAGGCGGCGACGCCTTCCAAGTCAGGCAAGACCAATCTGGTCGCCAGCACAAACGGGAGCGTCAAGGTCAACGACGAAATCAGTCTCTCGTTGAACCTGATGCAGAAGACGGGCTGAAACCCCGAAGTATACTTCAACCAACACCGGGGCTTCGGCCCCGGTTACAGGAGGACAAGATGGCCGACGTATTCCCAGGACTAAAAGTGAACGACGTAGCATACGATATGGCGGCGAAAGAGATCGTGAAGATCACGAACTGCATTTGCGTTTTACCCCATACGCACGAAACGGGCTATGCCGAGGCGCATAAACGAATAGACGGCAGCGTTGGTTGCACCATGGTCCCCTGTGAAGCCGCCGCGTGGCGGCTCATCGGAGTCGATAAAGCAGGCTTTCCGATTATGGCGTGGACGTACCGGGCGGTAGATCACACGCAGTTGCGTCCAGTTAGTCTGGAGAAGTGGATTGACGTGCAGAGTATTCGTAAGGCGAACATGATCGGGCGAGTTTGAAGTATACTTCCGCATACCGTTACCGACGGCTTGCCGTCGGTAGCAGCCTGGGGAAGCCAGGGTAACAGGAGTAACCACAATGAGCGATGAAGCCCCGAAGAAACGATACTGGATGGGCGATGCGCCGACACAGTGCGACCTTAACCTGCACCACTCGCACGCCATCACGACGGCGTTCGTTGACGGCAAAACAAAAATGGGACCCTGGGGGAATATGTGCTTGACGTGTCACCGTCGCGTTGGCGTCGGCCTGGGTACGGGTAAAGGCCAAAAGTACGAGAAGCAGGACGATGGCAAGTGGCTGAAGGTGGCCGGGTGATGAAAACGGCGCAAGATTATTTCCATCACGCTCGGGTGTCGCCGGGTGACTGGCGCTACACTTGTCTGCACATACCGTCCGGGAAAAGGCTCGTCCACACAACGCGGAGTACTCAGCATAGAGATATCACGCGCGTCGAGTTTTTTGAACTACTCGACAAGTGGAACAGATCGGACCCCGACACCTTCAGATATTGGTCGGGAACGGTCGAATGACGCCCGCACAGTTCTGGGTACGAGCGGCGCAGTGGGGCTCGTACATGACGAACGATGATCCCGGTGCGTGCATGTACGGGTTTGACGAAAGAGGCGCGGTGCAATCGGAGAAACACCGGCGCCGGTGTATCGAGTGGCTGCATGTGTCGTGCCGCGACATGGTGTTGTACGAGGAGTACGAGAACACGGAAGATGACGCCGCACGGCTCGCGGGCGATTTGCGAGAACTGGACGATCTGATCGAATATCTTCGGACGGCGCCAGTCGCCGTCTGAAGTATACTTCAACCGAAACAGGAGACTGAAATGTCGAAAAAGGACTACGAACTGATCGCGAAAGTCATTCGCGATTGGAATACGGCGATCATCGGTATGGACACGGTGCGCGCCAGTATCGCCAGGGCTTTCGCTAGTGAACTCGTGAACGGCAACCGGCGCTTCGATATGCCGCGTTTCCTGAAAGCGTGCGGGGTTTCCGATGCCAGCTAAATTCACGCTCACGATCGACTGCGACAACGCTGCATTCGACGAGCCGGGGCCGGAACTGAAACGGCTGATCCGGCACGCCGGTTGGCAGGTAGGCCAGACCGTCTACGCGAGACGTACGTTCGTGAAGCCGGTTCTGGACGCGAACGGCAATCGCATCGGTCAGTGGTCGTACGAGTACACGAAGGAGGGTAACGATGATTAAGCATCTCATGGACCGAGTGATACACCGCACGCGGCTCGACGACGATCTGGGTGTGTGGGTTAAGGTGGTGGACGGCAAGGCGTACATCGCTTTTGACGGGTGCGAGGTCGTGACGCTCGCGGAAGGCGACAACCTCCACGTCGGGTTGAAGGCGGCTTCGGCGTCCACGTTCCGGCATACCGCCACGTTCCACAATTCGGAAGTAACTTCCGAACCCGGAACGCAGTTTGTGAGTGAGCCGGTGACGCGGGCTGACGTGGCGAGGGTTGTGGCCGATAAGTGGCCTACGCCGGATGTCGTGGAGTATCTGGTCCTGAATGGCCGGGCGCTCGCACCGTCGCACCCGCTGGCCGTATTGAGGGCAACAGTTACCCGCAAGATAGCGGAGGGTGAGCCGGTCGTCACGGAACAACGCTCGTCGGCATTGACGCGGGATTACCCCGCCAAGAAACGGCGGAAGAAACAGCGAAGCCGGTATCTCGATCCTGACGCGCCGCTGGATACGCCGTCGCTCGACACGTCGTTCCACGATCACGAAATGGACGTGTGACATGAACTGGAAATACCAACTGCGCCTTGTCGGCGGTCTGACCGGGACAATGTGGATGCCCGCGTGTCCGGGAGCGGTCAAGGTTGATGTCAATCTCAACCGTGAGGCGGCGCGGATGGACGATCCGACGTTGCGTGATTTGTGCCTTCATCTTATCGCCGAGAAAGGCGGCGATTTTCAGGATACGCGGTTCACCGGCGATACGTACATCGAGATTTCGCGTGTTCGGGTACGGCAATCGTTGGCGAGACGGCATAGTCGGTTGTGGGAATTGACCAAGTTCAAGTCCGTCGCGGACATGATCGCGGTAGACATACACTCGTGCTACTACGATCCCGATGACTGCTAAATGGCTTTACCTCGTGACAGTTCTCGTGCTGATACTCAACGCGACGGAACTGTCACGACGACTACGGAACCCCGCGTCGCGGGGTTTCGCCCTGGTTAGCGCCGTCTCGATGGTGCTGATTTTTCTCTACACGCTTTTGGCCTTGGTGGCCTGAAGTATACTTCCAAACACAGGAGAAAAACTGATGACCCGTGAAGAATTTGAGGCGCGTTACGCTGCGGGCAAACGTGATTTCCGAAATGCCAACATGACGGGCGCCAACATGAGGGGCGCCAACATGAGGGACGCCAACATGAGTGGCGCCGACATGAGGGACGCCAACATGACGGGCGCCAACATGACGGGCGCCAACATGAGGGGCGCCAACATGAGGGGCGCCAACATGAGTGGCGCCGACATGACGGGCGCCGGGATCATCTGCGGAGGTCAACGGTCAGACGGCTATATTTTTCTGGCCCGTCGTGAAAAAACGATCCGAGTTCAAGCCGGGTGTCGCGATTTTCCGACGTTCGCGGCGGCTCGCGAACACTGGACAGCGACGCGGGGCGGTACTCCGCTTGGCGACGAGTCTCTGGCCATCGTGGATCACCTGGAGCGCATGGCTAAAATCGCGGGCTGGTTCGACGCGGGACCGTCGATAAACGCCGGGATCGAGCAGGCGTTCGCTGATGCTGCGGAGATCGGCGAAGGCGATCAGGAGCGCGAATGATGTACGGGACGTACTGCCGATTGGGCCTACACGTCAGTCAGAGCAACGTGGAGGTCATACGGGCGACGAGACGGTTGCTCAACCCGGAGGGCCGGGGAAGGAAGTACAGGAAAAAGCGACAGGACCTGTACCGGGCAATGCTGAAAGAGCATAAGGCGGCGCAGGAATTGTTTCGGCGCTATCGGTTTTAGGAGGGGGTACGATGCACTTCGATTTGTTTGACGTGATTACCTATTGCGTAGCGGTCGCCGTGGCGGTCGGAATACTTGTCGGGACCACCTGCTACGCTCGCGGATACGCAGCGGGCCAGGAGTACCAGCGGTTTCTGAACCGTCTCTGGCGTTCGTGAGAACGCTGTCGATCGTGACCGGGCTCGTCGCGTTTGTCGCGGCGTACCCGATCGTGCTGCGTCCGCTGGTAGTGGTGCTGGCGGGCGGCTGAAGTATACTTCACTCAGGAGGATTAAATGGAGACGAAACGGACACTAATCGTGCCGACGGTTAACCTCAACGGGACAAGCGCGGTCGCGTTGATCGTCGCGAACCGCGCGGCGATATCGAACCTGCAAACGGCAATGGATTACCTGACCGGGTGCTGTCCGCATGGTCGCGACTACCAGACGATGCCGCCAGAGGCTTACGGCGTTGCGCGACAGCAGCACGTTGACCGCGTTCTTGGACTACAGCAGATCATCGACGAACTGACCGATATCACGTTGGCGATTATGGGGCAGGGGAGAAAGTCGTGATTCCGAACGTACGCAACAGGTTTAGATGCGCGGTCAGGTGCACAGGGACGCAGACGTTGCTCGATAGGCTTTGCGGGCCGCTGGAACAGTGGAGAGCCGTCATCATCTCGGCGGAACTGAAACGACGGAACGACACGGGAGCGCCGACGAAAGACGCTTTCCTCGCTGCATACCGGGCGAAGTTGACCCGGTATGCCTGGGCGGCGGATGCGGGTAAACTGGACAGATTCATGGTGCAGGTCGCACGCACGATCCGGGCGGCGGACAACTCGCGCAATACGTGGTCGCCACGCGGTTCGGCAGCGGCGTACGCGGCATGGCGTGCGCTCGGAGGTCACGGTCAGATGACGCTGCGAGCGTTGCGGGCGCTTCAGGAGGCGCCGGATGAACCGAATAGAGCCGTCGATTGACCGGGCGATCAGGTTGCGGTTGTTGGGTGGCCGCGGTGTCAAACGTGTAGCGGCTGAATTGGAGGTAGCGATCACGACAGTACGAAAGCGTAAGCAGGACATGGCCGCGGTGCTCGCCGGGCGACAATGCGGTTGCGGCAAACATCTGGGCCACGTCGGGGGTTGTCGTGGCCGCAAACACCAGATGCGTAGTGGGTGCGCGTAATCGTATAGTGGGTGCCCGCACATGATTAGTAGTGGGTGCGCGTAATCGTATAGTGGGTAAGCGTAACAGGCTCGGGCGGAAACGTCCGGGCCTGTTTGCGCGTACGTCGTGGGTGCGTCGGGCGCTCGCGCGTACCGGAGCGTTCTCGCGTGCGCGTATGCGCCCGCGTAAGTGCGTATGACGTGCGCTCTTGGCTATGTTGTTCGCGCGGAAATGCGGGCGCGTTGGGATAAGGCCAGAAGTATACTTCAGCCTGATAGGGCTATTTGACATGACGATAACCTTGTGTTACTATTTTGGACGTTGAAAGAAGCGCCGCGTTCAACGGGTTGCGAGAATTGGCGCAAGTGCAATGGAGTAATTCAAATGGCAAGCAAGTATGTTGATATGCCGAAAACAGTCACCATGTCCGGCCCGTGGCACGTTATTGACCCGAATAACTTAAAGGTTATTCCGGGATACAATGTCCGCGATGCGTTTGATCCAGACATTGACGAAGATGACGCTTCGCTTGTGTCATCAATGGCCCTCGCGACTGGGTACTTGATGGATGAGCCGATTACCGTTCGCATTGTCGGCCAAGAGACTTTTGTCATTTCCGGGCATAGGCGCCGTGAGGCGGCGATCCGCGCTGGCGTCAAAAAAGTGTCAATCATTCCTGAGGCGCGGAACGCAGATGGTACGGAACGCAGCAAGCGCGATATGCTCTTGAACCTAATCCACTCCAATGCCGGAAAACACCTGGCCGAGCACGAGAAGGGCGCGGCGTACCTGGAATTGAAGGCCGAGGGAATGACCGAGACTCAGATTGCCGCACAATGCGGCATCAAAACAATCGGCTGGGTACGCAAGGCAATGAAACTGGCGAACGCCAACCCGGAATTGAAGGCGCTGATTAAAGAAGGCTGGATAGCGCCAACAGTGGCGGTGTTACTGACAGGTGCGCACGGCGAGAAAAAAGCAACTGAGATTGGCAAGGGCGCGAAGGATGCCGCGATTGCCGCGGGCGCGAAAAAGGCCAGTGGCAAGATACTGGCCGAGGCGGAGGAAAAAGCGACTGGCAAGCGTACCGTCGGCGACAAGAACAAAAAGAGCGCGACGCCGCCCGCTCCGGCGGCGCGTGTTGACCGATTGGCGCAAAATAACGCGCAACATGCCGAATTGGCATCACGCGCGAAGGCGGATAACGCCGATCCGTTTTCGGCCATTGCTGGACCATTCTCGCAAGGCAAGGGCGAGCATGACGGTGACATGATCGACCGGAACGGCGCGATTGTCTGCGCATTCGCAGATGCTGCTACCGCACGCAAGATGATCGTAATCGTCAACATGGGTTGGAAGCACTTCGTCGGCATATCCGAACCGGGCGACACTGCGCCAGCGCCGATTCCAGCCGTACCGGCAAAGGTCACGATCCCGTTACTGACCAAAGCGCAGGAAAAGACTGCGGCCAAGGCGCGGGAAGCGGCCAAGGTGGAAGCGGCCAAACGCGAGACGGAACGGCTCGCTACCGTTGCTCGCGTGGTCGCGGCGAAGGAAGCGGCGGACAAAACACGTCGCAGGGACGAAGCGGAGCGTAATGCCGCCGCGAATGAAGCGGAGCGCAAGGCAATCGCAAAAGCCAATCGTTCCGCGCCGCTGGCCGCCGTTATCGCGTCCAAAGCCATCGCCAACGGCACTGAGCGCGGCGCAATGGCGCAAGCGATGACTGGCGCGACAACCCGCAAGGTTGCGCGTAAATAGGCTGGCTTTCCCCCTGGCATTGTGCGCCAGGGGTTTCCCTTTCCAGGAGTACGAACGATGACAACACCTTTCGCGCTTTTCTTCGCTGGCCTTTCCGCCAAACAGGCGGCAACAATCCACGAATGGCTAGACGGTGCGACCGATGCCACAAGTGATCTACTGGATGAATTGGTTGTGTTGCACGGCGATACAATGCGCGTATCGGGCTATCTGGCATCCAACACCCATGAGCTGACTGAATGTATTCGCTCCGAAGGCTTCGCACTGAAAGCGGCGACGATCATTGCGTTGTCTGACGAGCGGTGCATGGAAGCTCGCGTCGCGTTCATTGACGCGCAAGCGGATTTCCCCCGCCCGAAAGATGCGCGGCAAGCCGTGGCTGACATGTTCAAGATCAACTATTCTGACATGCCGGGCGTACTGGCTCGCGGGCGTATGCTGGCGAGTAGTGCGGAGCGGAAAGCGGAAAACGCGCGTAAGCCGAAACCCACTGTCTGGAATGGTGGCGTTACCGCCGCGCCGGTCACTAACGAGGGAGAAGGCTAATGTCCAATATGGGCCTTTGCGCCGTAGCGGCCATGCTGGTCTACGTGGCGGCATTGCTTCTCTGATCCGGCAAGCCGGAACCTGTTCAACCCCTGCCAGTGATGGCAGGGGTTTTTTATTGTCCACTTTCTGGCCGCTCCGGCGCAGGCTATAGGCGAGAAGGCTATAGCGCAGCATGGTAGTTATGCTGGCGCGTACGAGGCGCCGTTCAACCTATGTCCAAGACCCGGCAATGGGCGTGCCACTGAAGTAGCTTCGATCTCGCCGGGCGAGATTGTGTCTCGCGTGGCGCGAATTTGCGCTACAGGCCGGCGCAAGCCGTTCCAGGTATCAGCGCAAGGAAAGAGGGCGCGACGCCTGTACGCGCGATCCAAGGTGCCGCAAGGGGTATGCCGCTATCGTAACAATTACATATCCGTATCTGTGTGGTGTTGAGGTCACACTCGCTCGCGGGGTCCAATCGTTCGGATATCGGATTGACGGGCGGGCGAGACTATTGTTGCGAGAGGCTATCGTTCGGGTCCCATTCCGAGTGCGGATCATTCCGGGGAGGGCGCAGAGC